TTGAGTTAACACAAGAGTCTATTGACTGGATAATGGCTAATGCAAAAGTGTCTATGTATAATGACAAAAGGTCTTATATATACAACAAGGCTTTTTATGAAGCTATATTAAGTCCTGTAGTTACTTTATTTAAAGCTCCTGAACTTAAAAATCAAAGATTTGATCTTATTAGAGAGTGGGCTACAGAAAGAGGTTTATATGAAAAAGGTAATGCCAATACGCAGTATATAAAGCTTATGGAAGAAGCAGGTGAGCTTGCTCAAGCTTTGCTTAAGAATGACGAACCAGAAGTAATAGATGCTATCGGTGATATTGTTGTAGTGTTAACTAATTTAGCTCATTTAAAAGGCTATAAAATTGAAGACTGCGTAGACAAAGCTTATGAGGTTATAAGCGATAGAAAAGGTGAGATGATTAATGGAACATTTGTAAAAGAAACATTATAATGGGATACGTAGTTAGAACAACTGATGAAGTAGTTATTAGAGCAATCAAAAAGATTGATGAAAGATCTTTAATAGGTCAAGAGAAATACGGAGATACAATGATGAGTGAAGTTAATTCTGGTAAAAAAGACTTAGCTAGATTTCTTATTGATGTACAAGAAGAAATGACTGATTCATTACTTTACTTAGAAGCTGCCAGATCTTGTCTTAGAGATGAGATAGAAGAAGCTATGTTAAAAGATCTCGACGTAACCTTTGAAGAGAATGATGAACGTATGAGAATTGTTGGTCAAAACGGTAACACCGGAGAACATTATGAAAAAGAAATATAAAAAGAAAGGTCCTGTAAGATCTAACAAGGTTCTTTATGATGGTATAAACTTTGCATCAGGCTTAGAGCGTTATATGTATATGGCTTTAAAGAAAGCTAAAATACAAGCTGAATATGAAGGTCAAACGTATGAATTATTTCCTGCGTTTGATTTTCCTAATGAAAGCTATGAACGCTGCGGCAACGGCAAAGGTCATTACCAAAATAGAGGTAGTAAAAAAATACTTAATATAAAATATACTCCAGACTTTATAGGTAAAGGTTTTATAATAGAAACTAAAGGTAGAGCAAACGAAAGCTTTCCACTTAGATGGAAAATGTTTAAGTATCATGTTGTAAACAACCTTAATAATGTTATCTTATTTAAACCACAAAATCAAAAAGAATGCGACGAGACAATAAGATTAATCCTAGAAAGTCAAAAGAAGTAGCTAGGCAAATGTATGCACAGCGTCAAATTGATAGATGGATTAAATGGAGTATAGAGAATAAAGGTTATGTATTTTACAGAGATCTTGTAGAGAAACAAAATGAATTAAAAATAATGTGTTATGAGTAGAAATTGGGAAATAACAATGGGGTTTTACCCTGGATTATTAATAGGCATTAGAACCTACGAAGAAAAAGAGTTTTATGAACATGTATTGTATCTACCTATTTGTGTAGATATATCTTTAAAAATTGATAAGTAATGGGATTATTTGATGAAAGAATAGCTTACAAACCTTTTGAGTACCCAGAGTACTACACAGAAGGCTGGCTAAAGCAAGCTCAAGCATTTTGGCTTCACACAGAGATTCCAATGTCTGGCGATTTAAAAGACTGGAATGAAAAGCTAACAAAAGAAGAGAAGAACTTAGTAGGGAATATCCTACTAGGTTTTGCTCAAACAGAGTGTGCTGTGTCTGATTACTGGACACAAAAAGTTGTTGGTTGGTTTCCTAAGCATGAAATACAGCAGATGGCCATGATGTTTGGCTCGCAAGAAACTATACACGCGGTAGCTTATAGCTATTTAAATGAAACACTAGGATTAGAAGATTATGAAGCATTCTTACACGAGCCCGCCACGTCGCAGCGCTTTGATAACCTTGTTAGTTACACTGGTTCTGACGCTCGTGGGATTGGCAAGTCTATCGCTATTTTTTCTGCATTTGCAGAAGGCGTATCTCTCTATTCCGCTTTTGCTGTGTTATATAGTTTTCAGCTCCGTAATTTGCTTAAAGGCATTGGCCAACAGATGAAATGGTCTGTAAGAGATGAATCACTGCATAGTAAAATGGGTTGCAAGCTATTTAGACACATGTGTGAAGAAGATTCAAGTCTTTTAGACGAATGCAGAGAAGATGTAGTAACAGCAGCATCTACAATGCTAGTAGCTGAAGAAACCTATATTGACAAAATGTTTGAAATGGGCGATATAGAAGGTATAAAAGCCTATGATTTAAAACAATTTATTAGAAAAAGATTAAATGAAAAACTATCAGAACTCGGTTACTTCGACCTCGGGCAGTACTTTGCATATGACGAGTCAGGATCCGACAACCTCAACTGGTTCTACCACCTTACAGGTGGGCACACTCATACTGATTTTTTTGCTGTTCGTCCGACTGATTATTCAAAAGCAGGTGAAGGCGAAGATTTTGAAGATATTTGGTAATGAATAGAGATTTCTTAAAAAAGTTAGTAAAAGACAGAAGATTAACCGTCAACGAAAGATTATCAGGTCGTTTGGGTTATATGGGTACAGCATTTATAATGATGGGGCCATACATATTATCGTATGGCAATATTGGCGCTGTTAGCTACATAATAGGTGGTTTACTATGTACGCCACAGGTTTGGATTGCTAAGCAATGGAATTTAGTGGCTATAAATATAAACGTAGTAATAGGTTATTTAGTGTATCTACTATGGTAAGAAAACATACTATTAAATGCAGCGCTTGCGATAAAACATTTTCAAGTGGTTTTGATTACAGGATGCACTGGGAAGAATTACATTTAGATTATGCTATGGAACAAATTAAAATAAAAAACAATGAAGGAAAACACACTAGTTGAAATGAAAAACAAAGTAGATGCATTAACTAGAGTCATGCAGAATGTTATTAATGAGTTTACTACAATAAAAGATATGTCAGTTGGTACATTAGAAGTTGTTAAAAAACTACCTAATTATCAAGATGCTATTGATGAGCTAAAAGAAGAAATGATTAAGGCTAATAAACTAGCTAAACAAGCTGAAGACAAAGTAAATAAAGAAGATAAAAAATTAGAATTAAATTAAATGAAAAAAATAATGATAGTTTTAATGTTAACACTAGGTGTTAATGTTAGCGCGCAGGTAAGTAATTTTGAAGGTTTTTGGATGTCATTAGATACGTCTTATAATATATTAATAACACATAATAATGATAATGATTTATTAACTTTAAACTCTTTTAGCTTTAGTGACAATACTTTAGTTAAAGAGTCAATTAGCTCTATAGCTTACGATGAGATAAATACTGTTTCGCAATCAGAAAATAATTGGAATTTACTTATTAAATATACAATAGTAAATGATACAGTAATGAAAGCTCATTACACAGGCAGTACTACTCAAACTTTAATTTACGAAAAAATAACAGACTAAATGTGGAAAAATGAATGGATCAAAGGAGAAGATTACCCAGAATGGGGAGAAACAGAAGTTTACAAGAAGACTATATCCGGGGGATATCTACTTAACGGAGAAACCCCAAGAGATGCCTACAACAGAGTATGCACAACGGTGGCTAGACGATTGGACAGACCAGAACTTGCAGAAACATTCTTCAAGTACATCTGGAAGGGATGGCTTTGTCTCGCCAGTCCCGTTCTCAGTAATACTGGGACCGATCGTGGGCTTCCTATTAGTTGTTTTGGGATTGATGTTGCTGATAGTATAAAAGATATTGGTGAAAAGAACTTAGAGATGATGCTACTCGCTAAGCATGGCGGTGGAGTTGGTATTGGTATTAATCAAATTCGACCCGCTGGAGCTAAAATTACTGGTAATGGAACATCTGACGGAGTGGTGCCTTTTTGCAAAATCTACGATTCAACTATACTCGCCACTAATCAAGGATCTGTCAGACGAGGAGCTGCATCAGTTAACATCAATATTGATCACGCCGACTTTGAAGAGTGGCTGGAGATTAGAGAGCCTAAAGGAGACGTCAATAGACAATCACTCAACTTGCACCAGTGCGCAGTGGTCGGTGACAAGTTTATGCGAAGACTTGAGCAAGGAGATCAAGAAGCTAGACGTAAGTGGGGAAAATTACTACAAAAACGTAAAGCAACTGGAGAACCTTATATACTCTTTAAAGGTAATACAAACAAAAATAACCCAAAGGCATATAAACAGAACGGACTTAAGGTTCATATGACAAATATCTGTAGTGAAATAGTTTTACATACAGACGAAAGTCATAGTTTTGTTTGTTGCTTATCTAGTTTAAATTTAGCTAAATATGACGAATGGAAGAATACTAATATTATTTATGATGCTATCTGGTTTCTTGATGGTGTACTTGAAGAGTTTATCCAAAAAGCCAAAGGAAAAATTGGGTTTGAAAACTCGGTTAGATCTGCAGAAAAGGGTAGAGCTCTTGGACTCGGAGCTCTTGGCTGGCATACTTACCTTCAGGAAAGGGGATTACCATTTGAAGGTTTATTATCTCAGTTTGAGACTAGAAAGATTTTTAGTCAAATCAAAATTGAAAGTGAAAGAGCTTCAATGGATCTCGCTGAGGTTTTTGGTGAGCCACTTTGGTGTGTTGGTACTGGCACACGTAACACTCACCTTCGTGCTATTGCTCCAACAGTTTCAAACTCGAAATTATCTGGGAATGTTTCTCCTGGTATTGAACCTTGGGCTGCTAATGTATTTACAGAGCAATCAGCTAAAGGGACGTTCATAAGAAAAAACCCTACACTTGAAATTTTATTAGAACAATATAACTTAAACACCGAGGAAACTTGGGCAAAAATACTAGAAGATGGCGGATCTGTACAAGGAATTAAAAGGTTGGATGATATACTTGTGGGAGACCACGAAATACCAGCTAAAGAAGTTTTTAAAACGTTTAAAGAAATTAATCAATTAGAATTAGTAAATCAAGCCGGACTAAGGCAACAGTATGTAGATCAATCAGTTAGTTTAAACTTAGCTTTTCCTTCAGAAGCAACTCCTAAATGGATTAATCAAGTTCACTTTGATGCTTGGAAGAAAGGCATTAAAACATTGTATTATGTCAGAACTGAAAGCGTCTTGCGTGGTGATATTGCTGCAAGTGCTATGGATCCTTCTTGTGTATCTTGTGATGGTTAGTAATTAAAATCTAAAAAAGGGGACCACGTGAGTGATCCCCTTTCTTGGTTACAGGAACGGTTGGGTATGGTGCCCAGTTTTTATTTGTTCCTAGTGATATTATTTATTCTCCGCATTTTTTGCTAGGATCACCAACTTGTCTCCAGTCTTGTTTGACCCAGTCTTTTAAATTCTTACTGGCAGTTCCACTTACGTTGGATTTACTTGATCTTTTGTAATCACCTTTAGCAGCTGCAGAGCGTTTAGCGTTTATAACTTTCTGTTTTTCTTCTTTGCTCATGCTAGCTATTTTAGCTTTAGGCAAACAAACTTTCTTAGTACCACCGCCTTTTGTACCTTTTTCTAGTGGCGATGATTCTTTACAACTTCCTTTAGCTCCTTGTTTAGTTCCACGAACTCTTTCAAATCCTTTCCAACAATTAAGTGGCGACTCTGGCTGAACATAAGCCATTAGCACTTACCTTTTTTCTGTTGCTTAGATGCCCACATATTTGCATAAGCAGATGGATACACATCAAATTTTCTTTTAGCAGCCGCTTTACAACCTGCAGTTAATTTTCTTAATAATGGTGTTACTTTCATCTTTTTTAAATTTATATTAATATGTCCACATTGTCATTTTAGGCGCTCCGGGGTATCCGATACCTAAATGTACAAAATTCTTTTTTCTACTTACGCCTATTCTTAAGAAGCCTATCTTTAAAGCGGCTTTTACTAATCTTAAGGTAGCTTCACCTCCAATACAAACAATATCTACAGCACATCCATGAGCATGTTCTCCAGGTTTATCTTTAGCAGCCTCAATAGGGTGATCAGGAGACCTATAAGATGACGTCAGTTGAATAGGAAAACCATACTCAGCACGTAATGCATCTAGCATACCTAGTAGCTTAGAATCCATCTTATCCATGTTACCTTTAAAATCGTGTTTGTCGTTAAAGTATTTTAATTTCATTTATCTCTTCTTTCAATTAAGTTATCTATAAAACTAGCACCAAGCACACTGATTTTATCAATCATATTTTCTTGTAAAGTTATAACCATATTCTCTAACTCATCTTTTTGTTTTACTAGGTGATCATTAGACGCTTGTAATGAATCTACTTTCTTAGTCAAAGCATTAACTTCGTCTGGATTACGGCCTATTATAGTATATATTACAACAGATAAACTACCTACCACCATTCCTGTGACTGTCACAAATATGTCTTTATTGACTGGAGGGATTTGATTAAAACTTAAAAATAATAACAACAATATGATTAAAATAAATATACCTGCCGCACCGGCGTAATGTCTTAAATCGTTTTTTGCTTTTAAACTCATTTAGTTTCTTGTTTTTTTAGATCTTGATTTTGATCTTGTTCTGTTTCTAGATTTAACCGTAGATTTTACTGACTTTTTAAATTTCTCTTTTTTAATATTCAATTCCCAAGCTGACCATCCTAAGGCCAAAGCTATTCTTTTATAATATTCAGTTTCTTCATTGCTAGCGTCGACTATATTGGTTATTTTCTTTACAGCTCTATCTAGTGGTACGTTTGTCAAGGCAGATATAACATTTGCATTAGCTAGATAAGCAGGGTTATCGATGGCCCAACCTTTAGCTCTCATTTCTTGTTTGTTCCAGGAATATGATCTACCAGCAGACTGTAATTTACCTATTTTAGATGATATAGGTGGAGATATTTGTAACACTCCTTTAACTACAGCGTCTTGATATTTAGGTGATTTTTTGTCGGCTTCTTTAGCTAATCTTATAGCTGTATTTTTAACTACAGAAACTATAGCACCTCCAAGTCCAATACCTCGCAATATACTGTCAGACATACCATTTACTATGTTAAAGTATTTTTCGTCTTTCTTTTTGTCTTCTTCGTCATCATCAAAAGCAAGAGCAAATAATGCTTGCTGTAAAGCAGAGAATAAAAGGTTTTGTGCTACCCCATAGTATATGATCTTAGATATGTTTGTTTTAGCATCTCCTCGACCATTCTTAAGGTCGCTAGCAGCTTTTTTAATTAGTCGTGCATATTGTGCTGGCGTATTAGCAAAAGCTAGCACTACTCGCCCTAATGGACCAGCTTGTTGTTGGCTAATTTTATCAGGTCTGCTTGACTGTTGAGACTCTTCTGCAATTTCTCTAAAATCTCTAAACGCTTGATCTTCAGCTTCAGTCTTTGTTAAACCTTCTTTCTGTAAAGCTTTAATTCTATTTCTATAAAACGAAGCTCCACCCGATGCAATAGCAAAACTATCTGCTAGTTGTGTTGGCAAGAAACCAGCTTTAAGTATTCCAGCAATTACATTTCTAGCACTATTTCCAGGACCCTTAGCCATATCAGCAATATCAGCTTCATTTACATTTAATTTTAAGCCGCTACGTCTATCTAATAAAAACGGTGAATTAAATAACTTTTTAAAATCACTCCAATATTGAGGTTGATTAGCAAATGCAACTCCAGCTTTTAATACGTTATTATCACTAAAGTTTATAAAGTTAACAGCTGATATAGTCTGCAATACAGCTGATCTAGTATTAAAAAACATAATAGCACCAACTGAATTTGTTAACCAGTCTGTAAACCTAGCAGTTAGATTATCAGAACCTGAATTAGTATTTCTACCAGTACTCATTCTTTGAAGCATATTCTCCATAGATTCTCTATAAGGCTTACCGTAAGCTGCTTCAAGTTTATTGAGATTTGTTTCAGAAAATATTTGATCTACATTTTGCTGCCACACTTCTAGATATTTATCTCTTTTAACTGTATTTAAAGCTTTTATAAAGTCTGTATCAATAGTTCCAGCAACCCAACCGCCATCAGGAGCAGCATACGCATCTCCTTTACCCATAGCTATTAATTGATCTGCAAAAACAGTTAAATCAGCATCATTATTCACATAGTCAACTAATTCTTGTTGATCTTTTTGAGACAATCCAGGCACTGTCATACCTTGTTTATTCCAAATAGCAACTCTTACAGCTTGCTCTTTAGTGAAGTCACTATCTTTTATTTTTTTACGTAAGTTTTTAGGTACAATTTTTAAAGCTTTTTTAAGGCCTTTAAAGTCTTCCATCAATGTAACTCTATCGTTGGCTAAGTTTTCCATTGCTCTTGCAAATGGATTAAGCAAATGAGCTTTATACCAAGCCATTTGAGCATCTCCAACGTCACCTTTTCCTAAAGTAGAGTATAATAAACCTACAAAGTCTTCAGCAGACGGTGGAATAAAGAAGTTAAATCTACCTTTATTAGCTCCAGCAACCTCAGCTTTAACTCTAGCATAAGTTTTATCTGATGCAATACCGGTTTTGTTCTCTATAATATCATTAAAATCTTTATCAAGATCTAATGATTTGCTAAATTTAAGTTCAGATTCTTGGCTATCGTTGTCTATTTCAGACATTTCGCTTAAAACGTTGTTGTTTATGAAATCACCTTTTAATTTAAATTCAGAAGGTAACATATTATTGTTAGACTTAGAAGCCTTTAATACAGAGTTATTTAAAGCTAAATAATTCTCTCCATACACAACACCTTTATCTTTACCTCCAATCGATTCTAAGGTAAACATATTCTTGTATCCTTTAGTTAAAGCATTGAAGTATCTAGTTAAAGGACTCATTCCTAATTTAAACCAAGAAGGCATAGAAGCTTGATGAACAATGTTTATTCTTTTGTCCATATCTCTAGGAATCATAGCAACCTGTTGACTTTCTTTCAACACCTCTAAGTCAACACCACCTTCATAGAAGTGCTTAACCATCTCCTTTAAAGTATAGAGTGATGGTAACATATGCTCAAAAACAGTTGCTGAATCGCTTTTGCCATTATAAAAATACTTAACATAAGCAACGCGTTTACCTAAAGCACTCATGTTAGATTTTAAAGCCATAAGAGCCATACCAAACTGCAGTTTGTCACCTTTACTTGATATAAAACTAAGATAATCAACCATAGCATCAAAACCTTCTCCTGCTTCTTTTTTTCTATCACCATACTCAGCTTCTACAGTTTCTCTTTTGAGATTATTTGATTGAGAAAAAGTTTTAATTTTAGCTTTAAGTTCAGCTTGATTTTTAAATTGTTTTACCCCGTTAATTAAAACGTTAACAGGAACAACTCCAGTTCCGGTTTTTCTATACTTTATTATAATATCTTTATTTTTTAAAGCTCTGTTTGTAGCTTTAAACCAATCTAAAGATCCAGCATAACCTTGATATCTACCGTCACCTATTTTACCCGCACTAGTGTGATAATCTTTGTGGAATTTTAAAATACTTATAATTCCATCTATATCTCCTAGTTTTTTTATTTGATATAACTGATATTCATGTTGTGTTTTTCTAAATTTATTTAAAAATTTAGGATCATCAAAAGCACTTCCTGGGTTTATATCAATACCAAGTAAAGCTTTTAATGTTATAGCGCTTAAAGCTTGTTCTATCTGTTCGTTAGTCACTTCACCAAAATCACTCTCAGTTACAAGTTGTTTTTCTAGATCAACAATAAACTTTTTAGCAGGAGAAGTTAATTCTTTAGCATATTTACCTATAGTTTCGTCAGACACGCCAGTATCTTCAAGCACATCACTAAGTATTAAGCGCATACTCTTAACGCTGCGGTCGGAAGATACAAATCTCTGTATTATCTCACCTTGCTCTTGTTTAACTAAGTTAAGTTGTTTTTTAGTTAAATTAGATTTACTAAATTTTAAAGTAGGCTGTTCTTTTGCGGTTTGTTCTGGTTTGTACATTTCAAAACCAATCTCATCTACAACTCCATCTGATCCGTAATCAAACGTTTCCGCAGTCCAGCCTAATTCTTTAGATAGTTTATCTAATAGAACGTCATAAAGCTTAACTCTACTAGTTTCACTAGTTAAAGCATTAAAACGAACAGTAGCTATGTTTGGATTTGATTTTATTTCATCAATCACACCATTGTAAATAATACTCACAGCTTTAAACTGATCTCCTTTACCTGTTAATTCTTGACTTCCATCTTGATCAAATTCTAATGAATAATCAGTAGGATCAGCATCTTGATCAGCTCCTAAGTCTCTAGCGTTTAATTGTACATTATATGTCTTATCGCCAATAGTAAAACTGGTATTACGATTCTCAGCTTCATCTATAGACCAATCTAAATCTTGTTTAGTACTTAGACTAAACTTTAAGGTAGGCGCTCTATCTATTTCTGATAATACTTTAGCTCTTTTAGCTGGTTCTATTTTACCTTCAGTAACTTCAGGAGCAGCATCTTTAACTAGAGTCTCAACTATTACAGATACTAAACCAGCTTTTCTTTTTTGAGTAAAAAACTTTTTAATTTGTTCTAATGTAGGAGTAGGTAGTTTTTCGTATACAAAAGCTCCAGACGTTAAGCTTTGATTTTTAGGCAATTTTCCTTGCTCTACAGCCTTTAATATTTCAGCTTTTTTAGTTAATCTTGGAAGTTGTTTAAAGAATATCTTATCTTCAACTTCTCGTTCTAATTTAACTAAATCTCTTTGAGAAAAATCTTTTAAAATATATTGAGAAGGATCTTTAGGGTTTAAATACTTATTTATAAATACATCGTCAATAGCTGTTTCTTTTCCTACAATTTTATAAATTTCTTTTTTTAGTCCACTTTCTCTTGCTTTTTTATTTACAAAAGCAACGAGCTTTTTATCAGGTAGATCTTTTTCTAATATTTCACTTGAAACTTTCTTAGCTAAGTCATATATTTTATCTCCTTGATTTATACCTAATTTTCCTCTAAGTTTAGACGTAGTTGATTTAATTTTAGTTTCGTCTATAGAAACTTCATCAGCAGCAATACCTTTAGCTTCAGTTACATCATCTGTAAATTCTTCACCTAGTATTCTTTTAGACGCTTCTATAGCTCTAGCTGGTAAAAACTTATTTATATAAGCAGCCAATGGAACACCAGACTCAGGTTTATATTCTTTAATTAAATCTAATATACCACGTTTACCTGTTTCTACTTCGTCAGTAAGTAGCTGTCTGTCAAACCCTGGAGCTTGAGATCTTTTTTCTACTATTTTATTTGTTATAGGTTTAAACTGCTCTATAATGTCAAAAGCAGCAGCTTCACCTTGTGTATCATATAGCTCTTGAACTTTAGTCGATGCTTCTTCAGATCTAGAATCTTTTATAATCTGTTCGTCTGTTTGAATTTTATCAGCAACTAATTTACCTTTAATTCCTTCAGCTGCTTTCACTTGAGCTTTAGTTAATCCTGTAGAGTCTAAGCTTTTATTATAATCTTTTATAAAATTATAAACATCTTTACCATTGTTAAACTTAACTTTAACTCCTAAAGCTTGAAGCGTTTTACGTATAACGTCACCAATTTTAGTAAATACACCTTCATTAAACTTAATGTCTTCTGTTCTAATAGCATCAGAAAACAAAGTTAACACCTCTTCAGCTTGAACAGCTGATGGATCTGATTTATACTGTTCTAGTCTTTTAGCAAAATTACTGTCTTTTACCTTGTTAGCATCTATGCTATTTATATATTCTTTTAAAGAATTACCTAAAGCTAATTGCGTTTCAGGACTATTACTAACGGTCTTAAACAGAAGTGCATGTAAAAACTCGTGAGTAGGCGCAGCTACAGCCATTTCTAAGTTAGCTATTTCTCTATTTATGACTATTGTTTGTTTTCCTGTTTTTGAGTTTTGAATTATAAAACCTTGTTGACCAGACGCTTTTTTATCTTGCCCTTGTTCGTTTAAAAATGCTTCAGTTTCTTCAGTGCTAGCAAACTCCTGAACGTCTAAATCTTTAATGCTTTCAGCAGCTTTTTTAACTTTTTCAATTTCTTGGGTAACTGCTTTAGAACCAACGTCTTTTAGACCTTTGTCTATTTCTTTTACTCTATCCGATTGCTCGATAGTTAAATTAGGCTCGCCAATTTGTTTTATTTCGTCTTTCAACTGTTTCTTTTCTTTCATCAATCGAACAGCTAAAGCTTGATCTTCTGTTGAAAGTCTTAAGGGTTTTATTTGGTTTGAAGCTCCTTGAGTAGTTATAAAATTTTTTTTAATTTCATTACCTTGCTCTAATGTTATTTCTCCTTTTTTAACTTTTTTATCAACTTCATAATCAACTATTTCTTGACCATTTTTAAGAGAAGAAATAGCTATTTGAGCTTCTTCTGTTGAAGCGTCAGCAGTGAAAGCGTCTGCAGCATTTTCATATTTAGTTTCTCTTATAGCATTTGAAGCAGCAACTTCATCTTGCAAAACTCTAACGTTATTATAAAAGCTTTTTACACTAGTTGCTTTTCCATAAGGACCAATAATTCCTTCTTCAACGATATCTTTAACATCTAGTTCTTGACCAGAAGCTAACATACCAGATACTTCACCAGTCATACCAACTCCCATTTCAACTCCGCCTGAAGCAACGGCACTTCCTCCTACAGCTGCTATCTTAGTAGCTAGTCCTCCACCTCCTTTTTTCGCTAGGCTTTTCATTACTTTTTTACCTATTTTACCAGGTAAAAATGCAAGACCAGTTTCTATTGCCGCAACACCTAAACCTCTTGCGTTTGCTTTAGATATTAATTCATCTATAAAGTCTTCGTTGTCAAATTGCTTTATTATTTTATCTGTAGTAATTTCGCCTTTAATGTTTCCAATAAGATGTTCTGAAAAGAATAAGTTTTTTTCTAATTGCTTCATAGCACCAAAAGTAGCGCCTTTATATCCAAATCTAAGAAAACCACCAACACCACCTAAGCTTGAAACTATAGGGGCAGCTGGTCCAGTTAAGGTTCCAGCTAAAGCAGCTGTAGCTGCAGCTGTTCCTCCAGAAGCCAAACCATAACCTAAAGCTTCTTTTGCTACGCTTGGCACAACTATAGAACTCATTACTGTTGCCATAGATCCCATAGCCATAGGAAAACCAGCCTCTGGATTCATATACAAAGCCTTGGCTAATGCTACAAAATCATTATCACCTGTTTCTGAAAAAACTTTAAAAGAGTCGTTATAAGCTTTTACTGATTTTAACTCTTTATTATCTTTTATATTTGCATTAGCAATCATTAAAGCTTTAGCGCTTTCTTCGCTAACTCCTTCATCACTTTCAAATTCTTTCATTAAGTCAGAAGAAGCAATTTGCAAATCTATATTTTCAAGACCCTCTAAGAAAGCTCTTGAAGATTGCTCCCATATGCTTTCATCTTTTTCACCATCAACGGTTTTACCTATAATATTCTCTACAGAAACATTTTCTTCAGATTTATTCTCTAACTCCTCAAGTCTTTCTTTAGTGAAATTATCTTCTTTAGACATTTGCTTAGAGAACTTATTGTTCTGTAAGGATATTTTTTCATCTCTAGTTAAAGGAGTTTTGTATTTAGTTTCTTCTAATTCCAAAGAACCATCTTCCGATGGTGATTCCGTAATTTCGGACACTTCGGTTACATCCACAGACATGTCCTGATCTGTGGGAGTTGTCTTTCCCGCGTATTTATTTTTAAAATCATCTACAACAAATTGTATATCATCTTCAGACTCATTGTTAGAAATCATCTCTTGAACTATGCCATCTAACTGTTCTCTTTGTTCTTCTGAAAGTTCTGCCATTAGTAATTGTATTTTTGTTGAAGTTCTTTTTTAGTATCTGTTCGTGTTTGGTTTCGAGTACTTGCTTTATTATCTTTAGATATCTTAGTTAATTCTTTTAATATTTTAGATTTTTCAGATGCAGTTCCTAATTTATCATCAAGTTCTTCTCTAAAAAATCTTTCTATGTCTGAAGGATTTGTTAAATCATATGTATAATTTGACACTTCACCTGACTTATTTACATAGTTAATAGTAAATCCTTTAGCCCCAGGACTTTCTGACATAGCAAAATCTTCTTCTTCAAAGTATCTACTTAAGAAGCTTTCTGTATCTCCAACTAAATCTTTTACCAATGTATTTACAACTTCTATTGTTTTATTCTCTTTTTTATCTACCTTTTTCTCAATTTGCTTTATTCTAGAACCTAGTCTTTTTTTATAGTCTATAACAGTTTTTTGATCTACAATGTTATAATTAGGTAATTGTTTTCTACCATATTCTAAAACTTGTTTTCTAAAAATTTCAGCATCTTTTGGGGTTATATTGCCATCTAAAGCTCTTTCTAAAGGCTTTTCATTATTAGGTAATACTTCCATAAAAATCTTGTTAGCTTTATCTGGCCTTTCTAAATAATTATTAACTAAATTGTTTAATTGAGTTGTGGAGGTTGAGGCTATTAATGCTGAATTTGCAGGTGCTATTTCGGTTCGTCTAAAGCTCCCATCTTCGTCAACACTACCATCTTCAAATATAGTGTTCTCCATGTCTAAATACTCTTTACTGTATTCTCCGTTTTTTTGTAATATAGCAAAAGTTTTTCCATCTTCTCCTTGTCCAGAATCTGTTGAAAAAATTGAATCTACTTGTCCTTTTAAATCTGGAACCAAGCCTGGATCGTAAGACAAAGACTTTAAAGCGTCTACAGTTGTTGTTGAATCTCCAAACACACCTCCGGTGTATTGTAAATCCCAACCACTATTATCTGATCTTCTAACGTAATCTTCACTGCCTCCTCTACCCATACCGCCTCTAACATTCATTCTATTTATGAACTTACTAGTTTGTTCTCCAGTAATAGACATACCTCCTTGGTCTCCAGGCTTCTTCCATCCTTCTACTCCTTGATTGACCCTATCACCTACATAGGTCCTGTCAGCATCTCCACCTATTTTTATTATTTTAACTAAATCAGTGTATAGTTTTTGAAGTTCAGACGCTTCGTTAAGAGCAGCTTGCTGTAATTCTTGTGTTTTTGCAGTTTTAATCTTACTAGTAGCTTTAGCCATGTCGTTTATCAAATCTTTTCCAGCCTTAAAAAGACTTGGATTGTTCATTCCATTTGAATTAGCGGCTTTAGCAAACTCTTCTTGATTGTTTAAAATGTAATCAGCTTCTTGAGCAAATAGCTGTTGCATTCTTTTTTGCTCTGTATTTTTTTCTGCTTCTTTTTTTTCTTGCTTTTTTAGGTATTGATTGCTCAATGTGTTTATAGCATTAGTCCATATTTTACCGGACTCTCTATCTATTACCGCTAATGGATTTTCGTATGTGCTCATTTATTTTTATTTTTAATTTCCTCCTTCGTCAGAAAATCTACTATAGTAATTTGTTGAATTTGTTGCATCAGTTGAAGTATTTTTAGGTTGAGGAACAGGAGTAGATTTGGTTTTATTATTCGATCCAAAGTCAATATTACCAAAGGCAGTTAAACCAGCAGCTACAGCAGAAGATTGTCTCTGTCTAGCAACCATTTGAGATTGCTGTTGCCCTGTTATCTGTGCTTGAAGTCTGTTTAATTCCTGCATATCTCTAGTTTCTTGTTCTCCATAAACAAACTCTTTACCTGAAACATCAGCTTGTTGAAGTCTTTGTGCTTCACCAAACGCAACACCTTGCTGTCTTTTAGCTTCATTCATTTTGTTGTTTATTAGATTTTCTTGGCCTTGAGCGCGTAATTGATTATTATTAACTTCTTGTCTCTGTATGTCATTTGCAATACCTTTTTTACTCTCTAAAGCCATTCTAGCTAAAGCAGTTGCGCCCCCAGCGCTAGCCCCACTTGCTCTTAAAGTGTCTAATGTATTAGCTAATGCTATATCTGTTTCTTCTGCTTGCATTTCCGCTGCTCCAGTGGCAACGCCTAAAGAATCAAATGGGTTGCTAAGCATAGAACTTAAATCAGAAACCATGTCAGATAAATTAGTAACATCCGCGTAAGGATTTATTATTGGTTGTCTTTTTAAGTCTTTCATTTCTTTTTTCAAATCAGCTTCTCTAGCTGCCGCTTTGTTAGCTTGGCGCTCTGCGAATGCTAATTCTAGCCCTGTAACCGCAACCATTGCTCCGGCCTGTGCGTATCCACTTCCGTCTCCCATAATTCTTTATTTTAATATTTTTATATAATAATCTTCATCATATTGTTTAATGTCTACCCAGTTGTTTGATTTCAAAAAACTTTTATAATCTTCAGGATTAGCTGTAGTTATCAAAACCCCTATTTTTAATTTTTTACAATAAAAATCTACAGCCTCGTATAGAAAACTTAAACCACCTTTAGCATGAGTTTTATCTTTATTAGCTAAAGGAAAAAGTGTAAATCCAATATGATCCGCTACAAATAAAGAAACACAAAAAACATCTACTCCATTCTCTTTTAGCACAAAAATATCATATGGCATGACCACCCTTGGCCACGTTCCAAACTCTTGAGCTTTAGCCCATTTTTGCATTGTTTCAAAAAAATCAGTAGCATTGTCTAATCTTGCTTCCCATTTTTTTTCTTTATTTGTTTTTAATATCATTTAATTTAATTTAATTTAATATGACGACTCTACGTATTCAGATGATGCAGCGAATAATTCTTTCATGCCACCTACATCTGTAACAGAATCGGTTGACATTGTAACTGTTGCAAAATAACCTTTTATACCGGTCATATTTGCTCCAAATAATACTTCTCCAGCAGCTGCAATACTATTATTTGTTAAATTAGTCATATATTTATTCTCTTTTCGGTTAAATCCAGCATGATTTATTGGAGGAATTAATATTACTCCAGGACCAGATTCATTGCCATAATCATCATAAGAACCTTGATTATAACTATATACAACAGGTGCTAAAGTGTTTCCGCTAGAATCAATAGATCCAACTATATCTTGATTACCTTCTGTATAAGCTAAGACATCTATAGGAGTTCCTTGACTAGCTACTCCTGTTGTATCAGAAACAAAATTATCAACTTGCCAACCATTTCCACCTTCGTAATTTAAAGTTTTAAAAACCTTAGACATACTTACCTTAGGATTAAATATAAATTTTATTTTAGAAGGACTAGAAACTCCATAAAAAACACCTCTAGTATTAGGAGCGGTACTGTATTGTTTATATAATATACCGTTATTCATAGTGTAAAATGAATTTCTAACGCTAACTCCACCAGAAGGTTTATATGTAAAAAAGCTAGGAAAACCGTTTACACTATCATCGAAAGCAACTGTAGAGTACAAACCGCTACTAGGCTGTAATGATAACACGTATTGTTTATTGTGAATATCCCACATACCTAAAGCTTTACCTGTAGAACTAACGGTTGTATCTAAAGCGCTTAGTTGATCTCTAAAGAAATCACTCATACCGTAATTAGAAATTTCAGTTATACCATCATTAGAAAGCCTTAAAACAACATTTCTATCTTTGTCTGTAAAGTATTTTCTAGTACCGTATATAGCAAAACTTTCTGGATTTCTACTTATACCGTAATTACCACTATAAGGAGTTATAGCTCCTATGACTAAACTAGAAGAAGTGATAGAACCTCCACCTTCAGCTGAATATATAGCGTCTTTATCTATTAAAGCTCTACTTACTTTGGATTCTTGAAATATAGTTAAATTAGTATTTTCAGCATGTAATTTCTGTATAGAACCTTTTGCTGGATTTAAGCTTTTAGTAATATCATCTCCAATAGAAAAAACATTAGTATTATTTACGCCTGTCCGCGAATTAAAAATACCAGAATATATAAGTGAACTTGTTCTGCTAATTGCATTAGGTTCGTCTTCTACTAAATAAGCTTTAGCGCCTAAACTTACAGATGTATTATTATAACCACCTCTAATTCTAGATTCTTCTACAGCCCAATTTAAAGGATTAACTTCGTTTTCTGCTTGAGGGTGAGTATTATCACCTCTAGAGCCGTTCCAGTAAGGTTCGCCATTGGCGCCTGTTGTGCTTGTCTTTCTTAGTATGAAGCTGTTAAAGTATTTTACTTCTATTACACCCATAGTATATTATTACTTGTTAATTTATTTAATTCCACTACCTTACTCTTTGCGTCACTATTGGTGTAGCTGTTTTAGGTACTTTTTTCATTAATACATCAAATTGAGCTATCCATTTTCTAGATTCATTTGATCCCGGTGTGTTTAAATCAACAATAGTATTGTCAAAAGACACTGAAGAGTTACCAGAACCCCAAATAGAGTTAATTCCCTCGCCTTGACTAGAATAAATATAAGAACCAGCTCCCTCTCCTACGTAAAGAGTCTCTAACGAAGCTTCATTGTAAAATTGAGTGACATATTTAAACGACCATTCTCTAGCATAAACAGGTTTGTTAGGTTCAGGTTCAGGATTTGTAACGCTAACCTTAGCACTAACTCTATATGCAAAACTACCTTTTCCATTTGCTTGTGGGAAAGGAGGATAATAAAAATCACCGAAAGACAACCTAACACTCATTGCTTGAGCTCCAGATGTCCCATTAGGGGGATTACGAAAAGCCCAAACGTCTGTATTTGGATTTTCGTAAGGTTTTTTTATGCTTGACAGCCAAGGACCTTGTGTCCTTGTATTTTGAGCGTAAGATCCTCTAGGATATCCAACTACTAGCCTGTAGTCTCCAAAACTAGATGAGTTACCATAAGATTGATCTTCACCAAATACAAATGTTGTAGTGTTTATTGCAGAATTAATTCCACCACTTACTATTGGGTGATCAGGGTTTTGGCTATTAGTTCTTTGATTAAGTACAGGGGTTTTACATTCAACAATATCTTCATTAGATAAAACTCCATAACGATCAAAATCATCAGCCGTTACAGCTCCATCTCTAATACCATTACTAGGAAACTTTTCATTCCAAGCCACAGATCCACCAAATTTTATTTCAGCATTTTCTACATCTAAAGCAGTTTTCCAATCGTCAACGCTCGCTCCTTCTTCTCTATACTGAAGATAACAAGGCCATCCTAAACTTATTAATCCTATTGCTCTTTGCTGATTTGGATTAGTTCGAGTTGTCATACTACCTATGTATTCTGCTCTAGTGTCTACTGCGGTATTTCTTCTGCTTTCGCTTAACTCACCAAACACGCCACTAGAAAATCTAGCAGGATGCAGACAAGATAACTGAATAAAAGCAGTTCCAGCTGTTAAGCCAGTTGAAGCAGGATTACTAGGAAGATTAAATACTGAAGATGATGAATTTAAGTTAGCTGCAGTCCAAGAATAAAAATTACCTGATACCTCACTCGATGGATCCGTTTGTGTTCTTGATATTTGGTTAAAATAATCATTACTTATAGATTCAGGTTGCAAGGCTGAATTAGGATATCTATTAATGCTATTTTCAGATCCTCCATTGTTTTGTACAGCTTGTGGTAATAAGTTTGCACCTGAATTTATAGCATTACTACTATTAGACCAGTACATACCAACACTTCCCATGCCTGTTAAAATCAATTTATCTGACGCTTTACCAAACCCTACGTTTATTGGTATTTCTCCAAAAATAGCGTTGTACACTACCGTATCAAAAAGTGATGTATTTCCTCCTGAAGCGTCTTTTACAGTTACAGTTGCAGTTATTCTTCCAATAGCTGATCCGGAGTTTTGCGTTATCACTCCTCCTTGACTTATTTGAAGTACATCACTAGGGTTTATAGAATAAACTAAATTACTAGTATCTTGCGATGCATCAACACATCCATTTACAGCTGTTATAGTATCAACAGCGGTATCTCCAATAGTCACTACTTTAGTAATAACTCCGTCTGGGTCTTGCGCATTTTGGATTACTGGAGATTCATTTATTAGTAATTGGTTTCTCACTACAACTTGATTTATTAAACCAGTGTCTTGATTCTTAACTTGAAACGTAAAAATATATTCATTTTCTGATTGAGTACTGCTAAATAATTGAATTTTTTTAACTATCAAATTAAATGATTTAGGCTGTATTTGACCAGATGGAATGCACTCCCATTCTGGAGTCGATCCTTCAACTAAATTTACTGTTGAAGAACCTCTAGTAACGCTAACTAACGTTACTTCTGAATTAGGAATAGCTACGCCTCCAACGATACCTTCAACTGACGGAGAAAATGGTAGTTTAGTGCATAAGCCGTTAATAGTAGTTCCTTCGCTTTGAATGAAATCAAAATCAACTAATCCGCTTACTTGAGCGGCGCCTTCAATGGTTTTATTTAAATCTGATATAAGTCCAGTTGTAGAAGTTTCCCAAAATATATCTAATAAAGAGGTTACTGGTGCGGTTTCATAAACACCTAAAATTATATTTTGAACTGTTTCTTCGCCTGCCGGAACTAAAGAACCTATTGCAGTTCCAGAGACGCTTAGCCTAGCCAATGATGGGTTTGTTATGGTTTGATAAATAGTTCCATAACTTTTAGCTCCTTGACCGTTAAGAGTGTTATTAAATAAGTCGTTTTGTAAAGAAATAGTAGATACAACACTATCGTAAGGTATATCATCTATAGTAGGATAATAAGGTTTATTGAAAACAGGATTTATATTTGCTTCAGGAGTTACTCTACCGTATAGAACAGTACTACTTCTGTATTGCGTTTGATCAGGTCCAACTTCAGTTAAATCTCTAGGTATTTTATTTATATTATCAGACAATAACGTTATAAAAGAAGTATTAGCGCCACCAGTTGCTGGTATTAATGTGTCTGGATAACCTCCAATTATTCCAGGTAAATAAACATTGTAATACTCTTGTTCTGTTTGCTTGACAACTATTTTGTAAGAATACCATCCTAAAGGATTATATTTATCGCTTGAAACGTCTCCATTGTAAAGCCCAGGCCATCCAAAAACAGCAAGTTCAGGTGGTATTTCTTTGTTTAATTTTACTTTTAAAGAGTCACCAGGCCAAGAGTTTATATCGTTAACTCCAACAGGAATTAAAGTAGCTGGATCAGGAGAGTAGTTGTGGTAGTAGGTTGATCCGCCAAATTCAATTTGTTCGTTGTTTATAACAGCTGTACTAACTTTATTAGTAACCTCAGAAAGTATAGTGGTAGATTGCCTTCCGAATCTATCTGATAAAACAAAACCAACTTGATATGTTCTGTTTTGTTTTAACGTATGATTTGGATACTCCGTAATGCTAGTACTCCATGTAGACGGATTTACAGTAGATCCAGTTTCAGGTCCATTAAAATTACTTTTATTTGAAACAGCTACATCGTAATCCATTGTGGATGGAGGGGTGTGTTTATCTTGAAAATTACTATAAACAACTCTATTACTTATTATTTCTTGACCTAAAGCTTTGACTGGAACCTTGTCGTAAACTCTTATTATTTCAGATTCAGGCAAAGTCTTGTACGGTTTTCTAGATTGATAATCGTATTTAACAGTAGTAGCTTGACTAGCTAAACCGTCTATTGGGGCAAATCCATTTACTCCATTAAAAGGTATAGATTCTAAAACTTTAACAGCCAAAGCATCAGATTCTTTAAATAAAATATCTATTTCTTGCACGTGAAACAAAGTATTTAATTCTTTTGCTGTACAGATAGTGCCATTTTCTTTAAAGGGTAAAGGTATATTTATTCCTACATTATTCACTTTATTTTCCATAAACTGAACAATAGTACTTTGATATGCATTATTCTCGTCTATAGAATTTGCAGACAATCCAGTACCTGGATCAGACTGAATAAAATAACCATCTTGTTTTGGTATAAAAGCTTCTTGAGTAAAAGGCGCTAATATAGAATATTCACCATCTATAAATTTAAATCTATAACTAAAAGACACAAATTTATCTTCTAAGTAATCAGGATCTCCAGGCCAACTAGGGTCGTAGTACATGTTTCTAGTTGTTGTGTTTGGAAGAAATTTAGAAGTAACATCTTGAGAACTACTTACGAATTTGTTTACGTTAGGATTAACTACTGGAACAGCGGGTGTTGAGTATGGAGTTTCTGCTGCTATGTCTTGATAATATAATTCTATTGTTCTAAATGGATTTATTTTAGCAATAGATATTTGATCTTCATTACTGTAAAAAGCACCCCCTATACCTAATTTTATATTTATCTTTCTAGGTTGATTTCTGTTGTCTGTAAAAAAGAGTAAATTCTCTAAAAGATTTATACCGTATATTCTGTTTCTTGTAGAAAAATTTAAAAAAGCTCCTTGCGCTAATAAATTAACATCTTCAGATAATGTATTATACTCAAATATAAAGTTTTTAGAATCTTTAGAGTATTCAACTTCTTTGTTACTTGTTAAAAAAACAAATATACTACTATTGTTTTGGTCAGCTAGCATGCCTACGGTGTTTAGCGTTCCAGTTGAAAGTCCAGCCAAAACACTAAAATCAACAGGGACTCCTTGACTACCTCCACCTTGATTTCTAGTTAGAGCAATCTCGTTGCCTAGTACATTTTCTAAAGCACCAACATCTGATCCTTCTGATTTACTAACTTGTATATTAATTCCTTCACGATATTCACCTGGAGGGATAAGTCTATCGTCCAGATCTTGATTCATTTTAGATTTAATAAAAGCATTTTTAACTTCAGCCATTTAATTTAGTATTTAATCCATTTAGATTTACCTCTAGCAATTTGAACAAATTCGTTTAATTTAATATTAGATAATCTAATTTTTGCATTTCTTAATTTAGCGCTTTTTTCTCTTCTAAGTCTTTGAACTATATACTCAGGTTGATTTATTTTGCTAGCTATAATAGCATGACTAATGTATGCATACATGGCTTCTTCTGCCATCTTAGGGACCTTCATGTCTTGATCGTAACCTAGTCCATCTGAAATATATTCTAACACTATTAATTTGCCAGCTAAGTCACTTGAAAAAGATATTTTACCTTCTCTTTCATTTATAGTAAACCATCCGTTTATTTGTGCTGTTTCAGGTTGAAGACCATATCTTTGTCCAAAGTAATTATCTCCATACATGCCTGTAAATCCTAATCCTTCAGATAAAAGCAAACCTGTTAAGTTATCTCTAGCATTGTCTACAAGAGTTGAATTGTCTTTAGCCCATCTTTCTTCAGTTAAAGAAGTTCCAGTTGCATTATCTCCTTCATTGTCTTGAATCGGCACACCATCATTATCTTGAATTGGTATCTCGTAGGGATTAGTAGTCAATGAAGTTGGATATATAATATGTTTAACGCCTTGTTCGTCTATTCTAGACATTTGAACATAATTTACATAGTCTTGAGGAATAGGCACGCTTAAATTTAAAGGTATGTTTAATTCTTGTGAATGAACACTTTTTAAAGTGTCGTAACTAAATTCCTGCAAAGAGCGCTTAGCGTGGAATATAACATCAGTTCTACTTACACTTGATATCAGTTTACCAGCACCAACGTAAGCAACTAAAAAATTATTTATTACATCTTTTATTTTTATATAAGAATATTCTCCGTAATTTTCTTGCACAACTTGTCCAAAAGCGTTTCTTGCACCAAACTCTCCACCTGTTTCTGTTTTTAATTGTAACGCAACGAAAGTACCAACAGCTAATGCAACAGGAAGAGTTATAACGTTACCAATAACAGTGTAAGATGTTACGTATTCTGAGAACGTGCTTGGACCGCCTGTGGTGCTAGTGTATAATTTAAAATTATTTGAATTATATAAAGGCGCAGTTGGATCAAAACTTCCAAAAGTTAAATTTGTATCAAAAGTAGAAGCGTATGTAGTTCCACCGTCAGCAATGAACATTTGAGCTCCAGAGTAATACTGAGCATTAGTTTCGGTTATTAAACCGTTATTAGGTGTTGCCATATTATATTAGCTTTTTTTATTTGTTTCTTCTGCTTGAACTAAAGCAGCAGCAGTTTGCACTATTTGAGGGTCTCTTATTATGATACCAGAATATAATAATATTTTTAAAATAATTTCTGTTTGCTCTGATTCATGTAATTCAAATTGAACAGATCCAGTTTGTTGATTAATAGGATCATAAGGTAAAGAATTATATAGATATTGACCTAAAGTACCTACACCAAAACCCCATATAACATTGCTAGGCTTTCTTACATAATCTACTTCTATATCAGATTGTATACTGATTGGTTTTAAGAAAAGTTTTTCATTTTCATAAAGATAAACCGGAAAAGTTGTTGTTGGTTTTGTTATATTAGAATAATCTGCTTGATAAAAAGATCTTCTATCTAATCTTTCTACCGTTTGTTCGTTTTTGTATATTACAGATCCAAGTCTATAGAAACTAACTGCAGAACCATAACCATCGTTAGTTGGCAGAACAAAATAAGATAATGTATTTGTTATTTGAGTAAAAATAGCACTTCCAAAGGTTTTAAATATAGCTATTTTTTCGTCTATATTTTTTTGTCTATCTGCGTAGTCTGTATCTGTTTGTGGGACACGTAATTGCTGATTTAGATCATCAAAATATTTTTCAAATATTTCCAACTGTACTTGTGTTGCTACTTTATTAAATTCAGTAGGAGTCATATAACCCCGCTGTTCTTTATTAAGTATCATTAATACAGTTTGATATACTGTGTTTACGTTTATAGCCATTGTTTATTTTTATTATAATAAAGGAGGCATTACACCTCCCTTATTAATATTACATGTTATGCGAATTTTTTCTCTATAGATTTAAAGATTTCTACTCCTTCATCTGTTTTGAAAAATGATGCCATAGCTGAATATGGGTTTTCATCAAAAGGCACTGTCATTAACTTTCTACCATTAGATGCCCATTTAAATGTTCTTTGATCGTCAGCTAAACTCAATATACCAGCTTCAGTAGCTTTTATAGCAAAGTTTCTTAATTGAACATTATCATCATTAGCAAGTTCTATGAACATAGATGGAGTTCTTTGAGCAAATAGTAAGATGTCTCTTTTGATCTCCTTAGAGCTCATGCTAGACACTTTAGATCCCATTTCAACTCTTAATATAGCTTCAGCTTGATCAATATCCATGTTTCTAGCGGCATTTAAAGCATCTATAGATAATTCTAAATCACCTAATTCGTCTTCAGCAACTTCTACCGGATCATGTTCTTTATATTTCACGTTAACCAAAGGATGATACAGAGATAAAATCTTCTGTAATGCTTGATTTTCTTTTTTAACCTCCATGCTTCCATCTCTAAAAATAATATGACCTAACGTAGCTTCGCCAGCTTGTTCGTCTTTAAATGGAGAGTTTTGGTTTGTTGCGTAACGCAGTTCTCTTTGTTCGTTTTTTTCCTTATCAAACCACAGCAGAGCATGTCTTGAAGTGTGTCTTGAAGGTATTTTGTAAGTTAAAGGACTATCGTTGTGTCCTGTTAAATAATAATTTCTGTCTTTTATCTCCCATGAGGAAGATTGTGTAGCTTTTTTAGCCATGATATAATATAATTAAAAATTAAAGAATAAGAGTAGAAGTTACCCCCGTTGATTGAACGAGGGTAAATCTACAATAGTTATTAAATTCCTTGGAATAAAACAAAGTTATTAGCAGCTTGCACTACTAAACATCTTTCAGACAAGAAGTTAACTTGCATTGCATCTAGTTGAGATGTGAATGCGCCTCCAGCTGAACCAGTTAACCAAGACTTCATACGTCTGTCTTCAGTTTCTGAAGCTCTGTATCGTACGTGTAAAAATGGTCTACGGATATTTGTTCCTAAAATTTGATCGTAAACTGTTGAAGTTCCAGCAGGAACAAGAACACCTTCGATTGAATTGATACCTACTTGAGCACCACGAGTTGAAGCGTCATTTAAGTATTTCCAGTCAGTTTTATAGAAGTCATAAGATCCTCTGCGGAAACCACTAAATCCAAGATTTAATGCCATTTCTTCAGAGTTTTCAAATAATCCATAAGCTGTACCACCTTGGAATCCAGAAGAAATAGCTCCTAACATGTTATCAAAGTCTAAAGACGTTTGACGCTGTAAGAACAACATGTTTTCTTCAATAGCTCCTTGAGTGTCTAAGTTTTTAAGGATTTCATCGAAATCATCTAAACCACCAGCCCCTGAAAAAGCAACCTCAACATTACCTCTAGCTTGAATAGCAGCAAATAAACCTTGAGTTCCTTGGAAACCAGCAGTAGCTGCAGCTGCACCCGCGGTAGCAAGTTCACCTTCAATAACACTCATTTCTAAGTAATCTTCAAAACGCAAGCGAGTTTCAGATTCAGCTTTTAAATACCATAAGTATCCAGACGTTCCGTCTTCAGCAGCAACTTCCACCCATCCAATCTGCGCCATGTCCGATCCGTTTACAACGTATTCGTTTCTGATGATAATTGGGTTATTAGAAAATTGAGTGAATGAAGGAGTAATGCTAATTTGTGGTTGAGCTGCATTTGCTAAAGCATTTGCACCTGCGTTGTTCGCTCCTACGGTATTAGAACCTTTTACAAATTCAGAACCATATACAAACATTTTAACCGTCGAAACAGCTGCAAAACCTAAAGGAGCAATAGTTAAATTGTTCGCTAAATAAGGAGCTAACTGTACTACTCCTGTAGCTGTATTACTTGAAGTAACAACACATTTTGCTTCGTTACCTACTTGATCCGTAACAACTACAGTTTGACCTGGAGAAACAACATTCTGAATAGCTGTAGCACCGGCTCCACCGATAGGAATTACAACTTGACTAACGGCACCAACCAAAGCATGCGCTAATCCGCTATATGCTATGTGTAGTCTATTTTGTTCTGACCAAATTACTTGATCTGAAGTCATTGGAAGCTCTGCTCCAACCATACGTAGAAATCCTGAAAGAGTTCTGTTACCGTAACGCTCTACCTCTTGCTCGTAAACTTCAGGTAGGTACTGTTGAGCAAAACTAGAAAAGTTTGCACCAGCAGCATTGTTAAATTGTAAATAATTAGTTTGTAGCAATTGTTGTGATTGCGACGGCACTAATGAGCCAAATTGTGGCTGTAATTGTCCCATAATTTTTTTTAGTTAAATTTTCGTTTTTTTATTTTTAATCTTGAAGAGTCAACGCCTGAAATAGCTTTTATTTTAAATCCTTCAACAAATACATTACCATCTTGCGTGGCACGAGGTTCTGTAATTATGTTTTTAGATTTAGCAATCTGACCTTTAATAGCATCGGTTTTACCTTGCTCATAAAAATGTTGTGCTAAAGTATCTGCATTTCGTGCAGCGTATAAAGCTTTGTGATAACCTTTTGCATCTGATACTTCTCCTTTGTCGTTTAAGAACGTCTTAATGAAATTAGAAATATCCTTTTGTTTTTCACCTACTTTCACAGGGTCCTTTATGCCATATCTAAACTTTTGTTCACCAACTTTAAAATCAAAACCTTTGAAATTTTCATTGAGTAGACTGTCTGTTTGGCTAGAGAAATCTGCTTGGCTTACTTTATTGAGCTCTTGCTCTTCGTTGTATCGGTTGAAAAAATCAACGGCTTTTTGTTGCTCTTGACTAACTCCAGGTCTCAACTTGATATCTGCATAGTATTTGTCTTTAAGCGTGGTCAAATAGTCTTTGGCTTTTGCAACTTCTTCTTTATATGCGAGTTTCTTTTTACGGATATCTCGCGCTTCGTCTAAATCCTCATCAAAATCAAAAGAGTCTTCAATTACAAATGAAATCTCTTCGTCGTCTAAATGTGGTTTAGCTTTTTTATAATATTCTCTTAACAATGCAGTTCCATCTACATTGCTGTAATCAGCGTTTAATCTAGCATAGTCATCTATAGTTCCGCCTGTTTCTTTCATAAAAGAAACTAACTTTTCTAGATTTTCTGGAACTTCTTGTGCTTGTGTTTGCGGTAATACTTCTTTTTGTTCCTGTGTGGTAACGGTATTTTCAGTGCCTCCAACCATTCTTGGTTCGTCACTATTATCTTCTTCATCTTCTATTAATTGTAAAGGAGATTCATTTTCTTTTACTTCTTCAGCTGGGATTTGAACTTTAATAACCTCGTTGGACTTCCATACTTGTTCTTCCACTTTAGGTATATCTCCGGTTTGTTTATCTTCAACCAGTTCTTTTGTTTCTCCGACTTGAATGGCATCTTCTTGTGTTTTTTTACTAAAATCAACTTTAGCGATACTTTGCTTTGATAAACCAATGTCTTTATAACTTGGCTTAGATTTTTGAATCTTAAAGTTTCCTTCTTGTTTTACTTCTTTGCTCTCGTCGACTTTTGGAGCTTCTGTTACTTTTCCTTCCATAATAAAATAATATAAAATTAATAATTCCCTAGCTAGGGCCGAACTGCTCTAAACCAAATCCATCTAAATTGTCATTACCTGTTGATTCGAAATTCTTAGGTAGTAAATCATTTTGTCTTTGATCTATCAATTCACTTTGTTGAGTACCTTGCATTTGTATTCTTTTGTCTTTGCGGTTCTCTATTAAAGACTCTTTATCTTGTTGAGCTTTCATATTGAGCTGTGCTAGCTGTATTTGATATTGAAACTCTTCTGCCATTAATTGCTTTTTAATCAAAGCCTCTTGTTCCATTCTTTGTATTTCGAATTGAGACTTAGCTTGTTCAATCTGCATTTCAGTTTGAGCTAAAGCTTGTCTTTTTTGAACCTCAGCTACAGCTGCTTTTTCAGCTGATTCAGCATTAGCTTGAGCTTGAGCTTGTATGTTTTGCATTTGAACAGCTTGCTCTTGTTCCGCTTTTTTCTTTTGTCTAGATTTTAAAAGTTCATTTGCAAGCTTAATGTTTTGTATTTGTCTAATGTCTATTGCATCAGCTAGACCTATACTTTTAGTTTGCAAAGCTATTTGTATGCTTTTCTCTAAATTAGCTTTTTCTTCTTCTTCTGGTTCTAATTCTAAAAATATACCAAAATCATGCATATGTAAATCTTCCATCTCAACTAAAGTAGCTGTATTGAAACTATTTATACTGCTCATTAAAGCTTGCTTTGTTAAAGGAAATTGCAGCATATCACTAGCTCTTAGGCTAATGTTTTCACATGTTCTTATGCTTAAGTACATTAGAGACTGCAGTATGTGTCTAGTTGCTGTGTTTGAATTGGCGGCGGCTAATTTCTGCAAACCTACTAAAGCGTTTTTATCTGGAGTACTTCCATCTCTAGCTTCGTTAAGACCAGTTACATCACGTATCATCTGTAAATAATACTGATACGTTTGTATCATAGCTTGTATTTTGGAAATACCAGAAGAACTTTGAAGTTCTTGAATAGGCACTTTACCTCTATTCATTTCGCCGTCTTGAGTAAGTGATCTACCTACTATAGTACCAGTCTGGAAATACATATTTAGTGCTTCTGCTGGGTTATAATTAGTTCCATTACCTAAATCTACTTCAGCTAATCCGTCTACATCTAAATAAACTCCATCTGGAACCATTCTCTGTAAAACTTGCTGTAGTTTTAAATGAGTTAACTGTATCATGTCAGCAAAACTTATAGTTCTACTAACTAAAGATTCTATACGACCTTGATACATTCTAGGTGCTGAGATACAATAATTCATGTTTACCTTAGTTGTATCACCTAAAGGCCTTGTCATGTTTTCAGCTAATTTCCACTCTAGCATAGTGTCACCCATACCTAGTATCTTAGCGCCAGTATATAAAACCTCAATAGATCTCGACACTCTTTCAAAATTATCACTAGGTGGTGGATTAAACGTATCTTCTTTTTCTAATGTCTTTTCTAAACCTTGTTCGGTTTTTTTAATTTTAAAAACTTGATCTTGATAGGTTTTATATTCAAAAAACAAAACTTGATGTAATTCTGGATCACTTTGAACCTGCCAATCGCTTCTCGCGTAATTTTGTCTACCTGGATATTTTTGTATTACTTCTAATTCACTATTAGTTAGAGCAGGATATAATCTTTTTATTTCTGATAATGATAAACTTTTAATTTCACCAACATAATAAATGTCTTCAAAATTAGGATCATCAGTAGCTGAATAAATTATATTAGCTGGATCAACGTAGTCTATTGTTATTCCTTCTGAAAGATTAAAGCTAGTTTTAACGGCTCCAATACCTAAAACTGTTAAATCGTAAGCTAATCTTTTTTTAGTTTCAGAATATTTGTTATAATCTAATACGTTATTTATTAGCTCTTCTTCAGCAATCTCTACACTCTGCTTGTAATTAAGCTGCATATATAGATCTAATTCTTCAGGATCATTTGGTAATGCTTCCGGTCTTGCTGAAGCATAATAATTTTTTCCAGTTAATTGAGCTAATTCTTCTATTTGATCTTTCTGCTGCATGTCTCTCAATGCGTTAAAAGCAAAATCAGTTCTTTGTTGAGTAGCAAAAGGATCTGATGCAAAAGATTTTATTTCATAACCTTTTTCAGTCATACCGTTAACTACTATGTCAACGAACTTTGATAAAACAGGTATTGGTTTCCAATCTAAATTAAGATAAGACAAGTCACCATTAGTAGACAACTCATCTTTATATTTTTGTATAGGTTGTTCACCTCTAGCATACAATCTAAGTTTGTTGAAATTTTGAAAATTCCAAGAAAACCTGTTAGTTCCACTACTGTTTCTAAACCATTCTTGCTCTATAGCATTACCCACCTTCAAACCATATTCAAATGATTTTTTCTCTTCTTCAGGTACAACCTGATCTGGAAAGATGCTATTATTACTAGTGTAAACCATTTATTATATTATTTTTGAATTCGCACCCATATTGTCGTATTTTTTAAAGCCTAATGAAACCTTAGACATAGTTCTTTTAGCTACAGGTGTATATCTGTTTTTATTGCAAGCCATTATAGCTAAACCAGAACTTATAGAAGCATCATGCTTTGTTCTATTGTTTATGTTGAATTTTTCCCAGTCTTCAAGCGTTCGCTGAAAATACATGTTACCATAACCTTCGTCTTGTAAACCTATATGGTTTTCTATATAATCTTCTATAGCGGCTGCGTGAGCTTGCTTTATATCTTCGCTTGAATTGGGTATTCCACCTATTTCTTTTTCAGTAACAGATAATTTATGCATAACCTTGTCTGGTCTATTCATAGAGTATCCCCTGTAACCTCTTCTTTTTATATAATACAATAGTCTAGGCTTATTGTTCTCTGCTAATATTGGCATACCATAAAAAACCAATGCCATTAACACATCCTCAAAAAATATCTCAGCAGTCTGTGGTCTAGCTATGTATTCTAAAAAGAATAAATTAGGAGGAACGTCTTCCATTGAAAACTTAGTTAAACCGTGCAAAGCACCATTAGATCCTCTACCGTCTACTGTTCCTGATATGTCGTAACTATCACAGCCAAATGCACCACAATGATCATTACCTGGATATTTTGTATTGTTTTTTAATATATATTTATTCTGCAGATTACTTGGAGGAACCCAACTAACAAAAAATCTACCATTTTTACTTGGTAAAAACATCACCCTAGTATCTTTAATCCCACCTTCCCATTGAAAATTACCCTGCGTAACAACATTAGTGTTACGAAGATCTTCATTATAGTCTATTTGCTCGTATATTTTAGTTAAATTAAACAAAGCTTGCTTAGCTTCGTCTCTAAAAGCATGCTTAGTTGTTCTTGGGAATTGTCTATAGTACTCATTTAAACCGTCTTGGTCGTTTTTTAAACCATCAACTTCGTTTTCCCAATGTGATATAACACCTATATCTATGTCTTCTCCGTCAATACCTTTAATGGCTTTTTTTGGAGTGTCGAATACAGGAAATCCATGAGCATCAATGTATCCTTCGTAGTTCCATTCCATAGGTATGAACAAACTATATAATCCTGAACTAGTCTGTCCATTGCGGTTTCTTTCGGTGACGTCCGAAGCTTCGTATAATTTCTTAAAATTTGCTCCACCTTTATCTAATGCGTTTGAGGTAGAACCCATCATACATTTTCCTACTATTTTTCTACCTAATCTTAAAGTTGTTTTCGTGACCCTCCAGTTGTTGAGGATGTTGTCCGGTCTCTCCCATTTACCCGATTCATCGTGGACGAGGAGCTTGAGTTTCTCTCCGTCGTACGAGTTGTCACCGGTATTCTTCCAGTCGATCGTGGTGTCGAGACCGTCTTGTATCTCCTCGCTGGCCTCTTTAATCGAGTTTCTCGTGAGCCGCTTAGACGGTACTTTGTAGGATAACTCCGTCTTTGGTCTTTCCATACCGTCTTGTACGGGCTTGAAAAAGAACGGGTAGTTAAGTGATATGGGTACAACCTTGTCTGTAAACATCTTCTTAGCATCAGCTCCCGATTTAGAGAGTATCCCAAACCTAGCATCTCTTGATATTGTAGCGAGGTTAACAGTGTCTGCGGATGCCATGAATGAGAATCCAGAACGCCTGTTCTTAAGATAGCACATTCCGTAACTACGGTTGTCTGCCTTGCAAGCCTCCCAGAATATATAGAATAATCTGTTTGACTCCCTAAAGTCTGCTGACCCCACATCAATTTTAGTCCACTGCAAGTACATGTACTGAGTACCAGTAATATAAGTAGGAATACCTTTGTTATAGTACCAATAACCTTCTTCACGTTTAACAAACTCTTGGTTGATGTATTCATACCATTTATCTTTAAAGCTTTGTGGATATTGATTCCAATCAAAGACCGTTTGTATTTTACTTAATTCTTCAGGCAATTTAATTACTTGCCAGAACTGCTCTTCTATTTTATCTGATCTTTTATATACTTTATCAGCTAAAGGTAAAGCTATTTTTAAGTTTTGTATTTCATATATTTCACCTATTTTACCAGTTTTACTGATAACAATAACGTCATGCTCTTTATTGTATCCGTAATCCCATTTGTTATAACGATTGTTTTTCTTTATAACTTGAGGTTTTATATGATCTTTAACAATTTTAAATAAACTTTGTATATATATCATTTGGATCTACCTTCAGCAAACCCTTTAAAAGCCTCTACTTTAGTCTCGGCAGGTTTGTCATTTAAAATATTTTCTTCTGCTTCTATTCTTGATAGAATTTCAAAAGCATCAAAGATTGCTAATTTTTTTGTAGCGGCAGCGTTTTTAAGTCTGTCAGCCGAGATATCATCTTCTGAGTCTACGATCTTTTCTTTTGCTACCTTAATTAGTTCTTCAACTGCTACTTGCCCAGCTAGGATTATATTCTTTTTGGTTTCCTTTATGTTCATATTTAATTAGAATATCATTTGATTGCATGCAGTATAATAACTCTTTATCTACTAAGAATTCAAACTCTCTGTTCTTCTTGAAACCTACAAAGTCTTCTGGGTGCATATCAAGAGCTTCTAATGAGCTATTGCTATACTTTATTATCCCAACGTTCTTTTTTAGTTTCTCTAAGCTAGAGTCATCTTCTTTTAATATAGGTTTTATAAAACAATAGTTACCGTTTGGTTTCCAGGTTTTGTTTCTTTTGTACATGTAGACTTGATCTGGGCCAGCGAAATATAAGTCTTCTTTAAAGTAAGTACTGCTGTTTACAGATTTACCTTTCATGTTGTAATACCTTCTAAATATGTTATGGTGTACTATAACTATATCTCCAGGTTCTAATTCACTCTTGTAGGCTAATGGAGTTGATACGACTACAGCTAATCTGTTTACGAATTTATGATCTGAAATACTAGAGTTAACTATTAGTTTCTTACCATCTATATCAATCTCATTACTATATCTACCTCCTAAAGGTTTGATAATGTATTGATATATGCTTTTCATTCGTATCCTAAATCATATTCAACAGAGATAGCCATATTAGAATTAAATTTCTTCCAAGGTAAAACTTCATCTTCTTTTTTTATAAATATATTATAAGAAGATTCTGCCTCGTCAAATAGTATGTCTGAAATAGTATGACCACCATACACTTGCTGTCCTGTAGCGTAGTGCATGGCATCATTTTTATAATCAGCTCCTATACTAATTTTTCTTATTATAGAAGCCATTATTACTTTTCTTCTTCTTTTTCGATATCTTCATAAGACCCGTCTTCAATATTGATATTGATAGCGCCATATTCTTTCTCTAATTCAGTCTTGTATTTTTCTACCTCATCAACTATACTAGCGTATTCGTGCAAGAGTTGATGTTTTTGAGTTTCTAAAAATCCAATATTGGTCAATGACTTATTTAGGTCTTTTTGGTGTTGTTGGATTTTTAGTAATTGTTCGTCAGTAATTTTGTTAACTTCTTGGCTCATTTCTTTTGTTTTGGTTTGTACTTTTTCCATTTGATTTGATTTAATTTAGTTTAGTTTAGTTTAATATAATGCTATTATTTGTGTAGCAGTTGTAGCGGTATCAGTTGTGTATATTTTTCTAACTGAAAATGGTAATACAGTCCCAGGAACTGCTGTAATTGTTATCGTTTGATTTAGTGGAGCACTTACTAATTCCACTTTAATACCTGTTCCAGCTCCAACATATACAGAGCAAGAACCACCTTCTGCTTCATATATGCCATCTGTTCCTGCAGCAGCTCCACTAAACGGAGCTTGAAGGTCTGCAGCTGTCAATGTAACTGTAGATAATCCTGTTATAGCTGGAGCTTGAACTCCAAAAGCAGTTGTCATCGTGGCGGCATCAAATAATATAGTTTGACCTGCTGCAGCCATGTTAGGACCAGATCCTGGATTAAATGGAGCAGCCGCTACCGCAGCGCCTTGAATTGACCCATTTGGTCGTGATTGTATCACTTGTATTCTATCAACAGCACCAGCGCCATTTGTTCTTATAGCGTATTGAGCTCCTGTAGCATTGTTTTGTTCGCCTGTACCAGGACCTCTTGTACTAGCAAAAGCAGAACCTAAAAAAGTTCCTCCAGATGCTGTAACTATTCGCTCTGTACTGGCTGGTAAATTAGCAAAATTATTAGCTTGTGCAGCTAATAAAGCTCCTTGAGAACGTAAAGTTCCTACTAATAACACGTCTACAGCGTGCGTTGCGTTTGTTGTAATATTTTTTGGAAACATATCTTTTTTATTTTACTTTATCTTTTATTTTTTCATAAGTTCTAAGTCCACCTAATCCAAGCATACCGAGTAGTACCGTCATTAAGTGTTCCATTTGTAGTGGCGGTGGAACATCAGTTGCATTAGTTATCCATATAAATAAATCTCTAATAACAAAGTTGTAAGCTAATGCAAAGCCGCATATCCAACCTATAAACGGTCGCCATCCGGCAACGAATAAAGTTCGATGTGAAGCTTCAGCTAGGTTTATTTTGGTTTGAAGTTCTATTAATTTTTCAGGATCTAATTCTTTCCCTTTAATTGCTTCTCTTATTTCCCAAGCTAAACCACCAGCTACAGACTTCCTACCTTCACCTCCTTTTAAAAGACCTAGTAGTACCTTCCACATCTATTTACCGTATTTACCTATATCTTTTATAGTTTTAACTAAAACAGATTTTTTCTTAAGAACTGGATCTTTAGTATCACGTAATCTTTTTCTTTCTGCAGCTATTTTAGCACTATCAATTTTATATTTTGCTAATTCTTTAGGTGATCGAAGTGAATCTGGCGCCTTGGGATCTGTTTTTTTAGTAAAAGCTTTAGAGTCTAACTGATCTCCTGGTCCGGGATGTGTTTTTTTACCAGTCGCAGGATCTACTTTTCCATGTGCGTGTAAAGCGCTAGCTTTGTTATCTATAGGCATTGTGCTAAGTAAATTCCTAGCATGTTTTTTCATCCAACTCATAATATTGTTTTTTTGTTATGCATTTTTGTAAGCTTCTTTTTCCCAAGGCAAATTCTTTGCCCCTTCTTTCATTGAAGCTCTAGAGTATTTTTTTCCTTTCCAAGTAACCGTATCGTTATCATAGGATAAGTCACCTCTGTCCATTTGGTCTAAGTGTACTTTTTCATGATCTATAACTTCTTTAATCTGGTCAGGATCCGTAAGCTCTTTATTTATAACTATAGTACCATTGTCATTAGCTTTACCTAAAACGCCTTCTTCCATATCTATTTTATATATAGGAGTATTGTCGTTGTCATAAGGTGCGCCTTTCATTATAAATGCCATAGTTATTGTTTATACGGTAATATTTTATTCAATGCTTCTTTTCTTTGTTGACAACCACAGGGAATATTTAATCCCTGTGATACTGTGTCAACTAAAGTTTTAATTCCGGTTGCTTCTGTAAATTTCTCTACGGTGTCGCCAAAACCTTTTGATTTGTTCATTAAGCTGTGAACGTTGCATTAGAAGCATACATTTGTAAATTACCAACTAACGGCGCTTGCCCTGGAGTTGGTACTCCAGTTGTTTGGTCTTTTCCAAGAGTCACTGTAGCTTTAATACCACCTGGATTAGCGGTCATAGCTCTATTAACTGATTGAATAACAGACGTTCCAGCTGTTATAACTGGAATATTTGCAGCTGCTCCCGTTGGTACTGTTTTAATTAAAAACGTAACAGTTGACGTTGCTGTTGCTGATAAACCTAAAGTAAGTAATCCGGTTCCAGTGTTGTAATTTACGTGTCTAATTAGATCTACGTTTACTAGAACTGGTCCTTCTGTAGTAGGTGCTGCGCTGTTTACGATGTTAAATGATAAAAATTTTGCCATTGTGTTTGTTGTTTGTTGTTGTTTATGTAGTTATTTTTAGGTTTATCACAGTCCTATCTGTTTTAGTCATTTATTTTCTTAGTTTACCTTTAAGAACTTTACCCATGTTTTTAGCTGGTACTTCTTTTTTTCCGTACATTTTAGCAGGTGAAGAATAATCTTTTTTAGATTTACTGTCGTCTCCTTTTTTTCCACCATACATTTTAACAGGAGCGTGAGTAATACCTTTAGATCTAGTAAATTCATCATGCATCATAGCAGCAGATCTACCGCCTGTCATGTCTTTATCTAACGGCATGTCAGTTAATTCATCACTCATGTAAGCCATAGGACCTTTTTCCTTGCCTTCCATATGATTAGGTGATTTATGGTCTGCTATATTGTTTTTTAAATAATTCAAACGCGCGCTAGCGCTTAAGTTTTTGTCATAAGCTTGTTTAGCGTCGTATGCTTCATCGCTTTTTTTACTGAATTTTGGATGATTTCCAGAATATTGTCCGTAGTGTCCTTGTCCCATGTTAGTTGTTTTTAGTTATTGTTATTGTTGTTGTTATTTTTTTTTATTTGAATTACAAAAACTTTTTGCAGCTCCAATGCTTCCAAATCCCCATTTTTTTAAAGCCATTGCTTTTTTAGTTGGTTTTCCTTTAGCATCTTTCATTGCTCCTTGCATACCTGCAAATCTACAAGCAAAAGAAACTCTTCTAGAGTTTTTACCCTTAGTAAGTCTTTTACCCAACGTTTTACCTGTTTCTTTAGTGTAAGTAGAACGCATAGACCTGTTCTGTTTTTCGTAAGACTGGTCTGTTATTTTAAAAGGACTTTTAGACACCATATGCTATATCTTAATTATTACTTCTTTTCTTTAAGTTTTACCCACTTAGTTATTGTATAACCAATACTTATAAGTAATAAAAAAACCTTTAATCCAACTTCTACGTGAGTCATACTTATAGCTAACGTAGTTGTATTTAATATCAATATTTTCAAATCTGCCATTTTCATTTTAAAAACGTTAGTAATTACCTTTAGCTATCTGAGTGATTGGCAGTCTTTTGTTCATGCTAACTGCTGATTCAGGAAATTTAGATACTTGCATACCCATAATACCTGAACTAGATCCAGAACCATGTAGTCTACCTTCTTGATTAAGAGGTCCATCCCATATATGAGATTCACCTACTACTCCTACTTTCTTGCCTTTACTTGCTTTTTGAAATGCTTCGTCGTTATGCATAATATTATTTTTTATTTGCTCTTCTAGAGTCGTGATTATATCCTTTATCTTTTAACGATAAATGTTGTTTCATAGTATTAGCATCTTTTACTATACCAGTCTTGCTATACATTTTATGAGGTTTAAATTTCTTAGTTGCCATGATTTTATTTGCTAGCGTGTAACGCTTTTATGTTATTCAAAGCAGCTTTTCTACTGGCAAAACCTTTTCTCCAGATTCCACCCTTCTTATTGTTTAATATATAAAAACTTCCGTTAGAACCTCTTATACATCCTTTGTCTGTGTCTGCACAACCTTTTCCTGATTTCATAATTTATACCATTTGTTGATTACCTACTGGCCCAAACATACCTTTAATCTTTTCTTGATTAGTCAAAGAATTTGAAGGTACAGGCTGAGGGTTAAAAGCTAAATTTCTATTACCTTGCGGCTGTGTAGGATCAGTATTAACAATAGGAACAGCACCTAAATCATTTTGTGCTTGATCTTGTGGGACTGCGCCCGGGTTTATAGCTTGCTGCATATTATCTATTTTTATCGTTATTTACATTATGAATTGAAGTGATTAAAACTTTATCTGTGTAGCATAATCCTTTCATTATCTTATTACGTCTAGTGCTAGTTGGTATATCTTCTTCACCAAGCATTATACGATACATTCTTGCTATTAGCTGTCTACACTTGAATGAAACTTTATATATGTTATATTTCTGAGTGGTTCTGTTTCTATTTCTAAAAACTACAACCCATCCTTCTTTAACTAATTTGTTCCAGCGTCTATTATCCCAGCTGTAGGAGTATGTACCGATTTTAAAATCTTGTTTAGTAAATAAACCCATACAGTCAAAGTATATTAACAACTCTAACTCAGCATCATTAAGCTGATTGGTTTTGCAGGCCCATTTACGTATAATTCTATAATGCTTAATTAAGTTTAATTCCTTAATATCACTAGATGTTAATTTTCTCATAACACCACAACGACATCCTGTAGCTTAATTACTGTGTATTTTTCTTTATCAAACTCAACGCCGTGACCAGCGTGTTTGTCATAGTAGATCTTATCACCTTGTTTTAAAACTTTTATTTCATCACTAACTGAATGAATTGTAGCTTTTCTATACCTGATGTCTTCTCTATCTTTTTCTATTATAAGTAAACCGCCTTTTGACTTTTCAGCGATTACTTTGTCTGGTGTGATTATAATATTATTACCTATTGCTTTCATCGATACGTAAATTATTGATTACACAATCAGTTGATAATATTGTAGTAGCCACGGAAGCTGCATTACGAAGAGCACTTTTCGTAACTAATAAAGGATCAATAATTCCTGACTTAATCATATTAACCATATTTCCTGTAACCACATCTAGACCTTCTCCTGTACTTTCTGGTATATCATAGTCTAATATGCCAGCATTAACAAGTATTGTCTTAAACGGCGCCTTAACTGCTTCTAGTAGAGCTTGCTCACTTAATGAACTAGTATCTATAGAATTTGCTGCATTTAGCAGAGCAATTCCACCACCGGGAACTATACCTTCCTTTATCGCAGCCTTAGTAGCACATATTGCATCTTCTACTCTATCTGTTTTTTCTTTTAATTCAATATCAGAGTTTGCACCTACTTTAACAACTGCAATCTTAGCTGATAGTCTAGCTAATCGTTTCTCTAGCATTTGAACCTTGAAAGGAGGTGGATTCTTACTTAATTCATCTTTAATAAAATCAATTAATCCTAAAACTTCTTCTGACTGACTTTCAATTTGAATGATAGTGTCTTTTTCAGAAGTAATAGACTTAACACATGAACCTAAGAACTCAGGTTGAATTAAATCCATATCATCGCCTAAATCCTCATTAATAACCGTAGCTCCTGTTAAGCAAGCTAAGTCATCTAGCATTTCTCTTTTGTTAATACCAAAAGTAGGGGCATTGATAACGTTTACCTTTATATTTCCTTTAGTTTTGTTCATTGCTAACGTAGCGGCAACCGCTGGTTCCATGTCAGCAACAATAAGTAAAGGTTTATTGTTTTTTATAACATACTCTAATATAGATTGAATCTGTCTAACATTTTCTACTGGTGATTCCACTAATAGAACTGCAGGATTATCTAATTCACATGTTTTCTTTTCTAAGTCAGTCATGAAATGCTGATTCGTAGTACCTTTATCATACTGAACGCCATCAACTATTTCTACTTCTGTATCTGCTGTAGCTACAGGTTCCATCATAACCACACCTGTCTCTCCTACCGCTCTAAAAGCATCTCCGATTACTTTACCTAAGTAAGGATCATTATTGGTTGAGATAGTTGCTATCTGGTCAATCATGTCTCCTTTAACTGGAGTACTGTTTTTTTCTAAAAACTTAATAACTTTATTAACAGCTAAGTTAATACCGTTTTTTAAGTCTCTAGGACTAATATCTTTTTTAACTTTAGATGCTTCAGCTAGTATAGCGTGTGCTAATACTGTTGCTGTTGTAGTTCCGTCGCCAGCTTCCATAACTGTTTTTCTCGCAGCTTCTTTTAAAAGAGTTGCGCCCATATTCTCTACGGGGTCTAGTAAAACAATTGAGTTGGCTACTGTAACTCCATCTTTAGTAATAATTGGTCTTCCGGTTGAATCTTCCAATAAAACACACTTACCGCTAGCTCCAAGCGTGGAGCTAACAGCTTTTGTGAGTTTACTTATACCTTCAAATACTTGATCTTGAGCTTCTTGCCCAAAATTAAGGTTCTTGACTATTAAGTCTGACATATTTAATTTAATTTAATTTGATTGAATTTTACTATTTGAAAGTCTTTACAACTTTAGGTCCATTGATGAACTCTACTTTTTTAGAGTAATGATCAACTGATTTATTGATAGCTGTTTCAGCTCCTTCTACAGTTTCTCTTCTTGTTACATCAATCCAGGCGTCGTTAAGATCCTGGTATTCGGTTTGATAAAACCCATTTGGCAATTGAACAATCCTCCAGTTTGATTTCTCTGATAGGGTTTTCCATAGCTTAATTGTTTCTTCGGTTACTTGTGGTTGACTATTCCACGATTGAGTCTGGTAAAAAAACGTCATTGGTTTTGGTTTTATTGGTTGGTTTACACTTTTGGTTTAATCATAGCTAGTAAACCGTTAACTATGTTTTATATTATCACTTGTTTTTAACTATATTTCCATAAGTTATAGCGCACTGTATTGAGTACGCTATAACTATTTGAATTATTATCTAGCTTTTAGTAGTTCTATTTCCGCTTTCAGCTCTTGTATTGATTTAACTAACAAGGGAACTATTTTAGAATAGTCAACCTGTTGAGTTTCTTCTGCATCTTTTTCTCCTGTTACTGCATCAGGTAAAACCTCTTGAAGTTCGTGAGCCATTACACCATAACTTCTGCTTTCGTCAGATTTCCATTTAAAGTCATAAACAGGAATATCAGAAATCATATCCAAACCATTAAAGTCTTGTAAATCTTCTTTTAATCTATAATCAGAAGTTGTGTTGAAAGAGGTCGAATTACTATTTGCATGCGATATACTACCAGCAGAGGTACTTCCTACAACGAAAAGTGTTGAAATATTTGAGCTACTTACGCTATTTATACCGACTCGTAATGCTATTCCATCGTCGCCATTATAGCAATTAACTAAAGTTCCACCACTTGATCCAAGAGGATAAACGCCAAAACCATCAGCATCAGTATTTGCAGTTGTTTGGTTTACTAGAAATTGTCCAGCGTTTGTAAGACGCATTGCTTCTTTTAAGTCAGGCCCTGGTGATCGATTTTGTTTATAGGTGTAAAAAGACATACCCGCAAGGGCTCCATTAGTAGTTTCATTAACACTTTTTATGCTGCCTCCAATTCCTCCTGTTACCGAAGTATCATTAGCTCCAAAGTTTAATTCTGAATTTATTGTACCTACTGCACCATTAATTGGACCTCCTTTAACTTCAATAGCACCTGTAACACCATCTACAGCTTGTACTTGAAGTAAAGCTCCTGGAGTGTCCGTTCCTATACCGACGTTGCCTTGGTAATCAATAGTGAAAGTTTTCGCCCCATCGCCAGTTATAGGGTTGTTGCCTATTGCTCCACTCTTATAAATATGAAAATTACCAGGATTAGAATCCGCGGGACCAATACCCCAGTTTCTAACATTAGCTTGAGTAGCTGTTGAATCAAATCTAATTACAGGTGCTTGGGGGTAGCTATTAGTGTTACCTAGTAAAGTAAGTTTACTAGCAGGAGCGTTTGATCCTATACCAACATTACCGTTAGCTGCAATTCTCATGCGTTCGGTATTGTTGTAAGTAGCAAATGCCATACCCATATCAGCACCACTTGCAATCTCTGCTTTCATAGACACAGAACCTCTAATCACTGCTCCTGGTCCTGAAGCATCTGCCGAGAAAAAGTCTAGTGAACCTATAGTGTTTCCTATAGCCCACGATCCATCATTCTTCAAGCATCCCAATCTAATTCTAGCTGTATCAACATTAGGACTTTCTACATTTAAAAGTGCATCAGGAGTAAGAGTTCCGATACCAATATTGCCTCCTTGTGTTATGACTAAATTTGAACCTCCCACACTGTTAGTGAAATTATATAAAGGTCTTGCCGCTTCGCTTGTTGTAGCGTTGTAAAATTCTGTCTCAGTGTAAATAGCTCCTCTTTTCATACCTTGAAAAGACTGTGTTGCATTGTAAGAAAGGCTTATACTTCCGTCAACAGTTAAAGCTGTATCAGGAGCAGCAGTTCCTACACCAACGTTGCCGGTTGATGCTATACGCACTTTTTCTGTGTTGTCCGTCTTGAATATTATATTAGAATCTACAGAAGTATGATTAGCATCATAATCAGCACTTAAAGTTAAATTTTGATTAGCTAAAAGTTCCGTACTACCTGCTGACCTTGATATTTTAAAAACTTCATAATTAGGACTTACTCCTCTGCTAAAAATTTGAAAATCCTGACTACCACTTGTACCTACTGTCTGAATTTCTAATAAAGCAGAAGGTGTACCAGTTCCGATACCAACGCTTTTTGCAAAATTCATATTACCTAAGCTATTAAAAGAAAATGCTGTATCAGGAGCATTTATACCATAAGTAAAAAACATTGTATCTGAAGACCTTACTATCCTCATTGCTTCATTATTACTTTCTCCTGCTTGTGGTACAAAATAAATTTGATTAGTGCCATCTAAACTTACAACTCCTGTAAAAGTCACAGATGTTCCTGTTAAATTTCCTGTTAAAGTTCCACCAGATAGTGGCAAATAAGGTCCACCTTCACCACCACCTGCCTGAATAGAAACTACTCCAGCAGCATTAGTTACTAGAGTACCTGCAGATTGGTAACCTTTTAAAGTAAGAACACCAGCAGAAGATATAAGCATTCTTTCAGCAGAATTGGTACCAAATCTCATTAAATCGCTACTATGATTATAATCTATAAAACCTCCGGATGTGCTTGCCGCATCTTGAAAATATACACTAGCAGTACCAGTGTTGGTAGTTGCTATAGTGATTCCATTGTCGTTGTTTGTTGTGTTACCAATAACTAGATTATCAGCATTGACATTAGGAAGTGGTGCCACGAAGTTGTTTCCGATACCTACGTTACCAGCAGTATTCATCATAACTTTAGTCGTACCCGATAAGTTAAATTCTAAAGCCCCTGTATTTCCTAAAGATATATTTGATCCTATAGACCATATCGTAGAAAAGTTAAGAATTTTAAAGTCTATCTGTGCGTTTTGACCGGCACCGGTGCTTTCTAGTCTTGCTATTGCATTATTACCTTCTACGTGTAATTTCCTATCAGGAGTATCAGTCCCGATACCTACATCGCCGGCACCATCAATAAACAAATCCGTATTTGTAGTTGCAGCACCTCTGAAAAATGCATGCTTACCAGTAGTTGCTTCAGTTCTATACTCATTACGTCCAGTGCCAGCGTCGTGGCCTATAGAACCTCTATATGTTGCATTATTACTAAATTCTATTTGTTTTCTAGCGTCTGATGTGTCAATAACCATAAGCATTGTTTTCGTACCTAAGTTAGTTACAGAACCAATACCTAATCTCTTATTAGTATTATCCCAATTAAACTTTGCATCACCATTTAAATTAGAAGTTGCATCCCAAAAAGTAACTTGAGTAGCCGCACCAGTACCAGTAATTGTACTTCCAGCTTGCCAGGTTGGAGAAGCATTACCAGTAGAAGTTAATACTTGACCTGAAGTTCCGTATCCAGTTCCTGAAGAACCCAAAGAAAGAGCTCCAGTTGAAGTAAGACGCATTTTCTCAGCATTGTTTACTATAAAAGAAACTTCCCCTTGTGTACCTGTAGCAGTTTCCGTTCCTTGTACTGTTCCAATTCTTGCTATTTTAGATGATGATATTAAATCCATCATTGCTCTTTGCGGTCCAGTGACAAAGCTAGTTGACTGGGCAGATGAATTTATTGAGCCAGCAACTACTAGTTTTTCGGTAGAAGCAGTAAACCCGATACCAACGTTACCGCTTGCTTTTACCGTGACAGAATTATTAATTAACATGTCTATAAAGCCACCACCCACGGCTCTATTATATCCTTGAATAAACGCACTAGAACCTCCAGCTGAGTACCCTGCCTCGAAACCATTAGTAGCATCATCCGCCACTCTTAAATCTCCTCCAACAACATCTAATTTAAATCCACTGATAGGAGCATTAGTCCCCATACCAACGTTAGTTCCATTATCAAATATAACAGAATTACCTATACTTGTACCGCCTGCGTTATTCCATTTAGTAACAAAATTTTGAGTACCAGTTCCTACTACACCTCCAACAGCAGGCACAACACTCCAATCAGTAAATACGGAAGCGCCAGCAAGTTCAGTACTTAAAGCTATTGCTTCTTCACCAACATTAACTGCAAGTGAACCGTAAAAACTACCAGCTGTATCAGCTATATAGAAATCACCTTTTGCTATAGCTATAACGCCCGCTGTCCCTGTATACAATTGACTACCGCTATTTGCCCCTGAAGTTATAGCGCCAGTAGCGGCGTTAAATGTACCTCTAAACACTAAAGTTCCACTTAAAGCTGTGGTTATTTCGGTGTCTACATAGTTTTTAGTCGCCGCATCTTGAGCAATTGTAGGGTTTACTACATTCTTTATTTTATGTGTAGACATATCAAGCTCACCGGCAATTGAGATTACTACATCAGTTACCAAGGTGTCTCCAGTAGAAATACTACCGCTTCCGCTTATATATGTAAGCACTTGGCCATTTAGATTGGATTGACCTTCTATGTAAGTTCCAAAACCTATTTGGTTATTACAAGCCTGCCCTATATCTCCACTTGGAACGCTGAATGTTATGGTGGCATTGTTTTGGAATGTTATAGTTACGTTTACACTACTAGCTATAGTTCCGGGGCGGGTACATGGTGAAATTTGCGTATTGGGTGTTACTCCATACTTAGTTCTAAATGCGACTGCTTCAGAAGAGCTTGAAAAAACCCAACGAATAAAAGAAACTTTACCGTCGTTAATAACATTGCCAAATGGGTCTGAAGAAAAATCAACAGTTGCAACGTTTAGCATATCACAGGACGTTGATCCTCCGCCCGTTGGTACACAGGGTCCACGACCAAAGAAGTTTATAGTTCCTCCTCCGTTTCCGGGTCCTTTTACTAGACCTATGGTAGAAACTTCAGAAGCAATTGAATCAACTAAAGAAGTTGTAGTACCAAATTTAGGTAGCTTGTTAATTGTCCCAGAGCCTGTTACATTGTCTATATTATCTACATAATTTTTAGTTGCGGCATCCTGAGCACTTGTTGGATTTACTACGTTTTTTATTTGATTGGTACTCATGTCAAGCTCACCTTCTACTGAAATTGTGGAAACTAAAGCGTTTAAGCTAGTAGTTGGACTTATTGTTATAGTTCCACTTCCAGAGACGTAAGTAAGTATTGGACCACATGTTACGCAACCAGGTACTACTCCGTATGATCGGCCTAGGTCAATACCATTGGTGAAGTTATTGTTTATAGGTCCTGCTGGATGCGTAAACGTTACAGTAGCTCCATTTGAAAAGTTAAACGTAAATGTTTTTGTAGATGCAAAACTAGTAGTTCCATCACCAAATGCACCAGGTGGCACACCATATTGTGTTCTAAAAATATCTGCATCAGCAGTGCTATCAAATCTAAGCCTAAACACAGATAAGTCTGTTAGATTACCAATACCGGTACTTATTCTAAAATTGTCAGTACTAAGATCTAAACTTGCTAAGTTAACGCCTGTTGTAAATTCATACGCCATCACCGCTAGCCCAGAACCAAGTCCTTGAGGTTTCATAGCCATACTAGTTGTTCCGTAATTCGAGTTTGCTTCTGAAACTTTAGAATCTTCTAAAACAGTTTTACCCGTTCCAGTTCCTGAAAACTTAGAAAGAACTTGTCCAGTTCCAGACCCTGTTACTCCTTGAGCTGTACCCGCTATTGTTATTTCTGTAGCTGAGGTTTGTGTTAGCGTTATACCAGTTCCTTCTGTTAAATTAACAGCAGAATTATCAGTGCCTGATCCAGAGGTTAAATTCAAAGGAACGCTAGTACCCACTTTAGTACCTGCACTTAAATCGTATTTTTCGTCGTCTACATCTCGCCATAAAAGTTGCGCGCCTGCACCACCAGACGCAAGAACTTGATTAGCAGTACCAACGGTTGATGGTAATACTAAGGTGTATGTAGCGTTTTGTGAGTGAGGCGGGCTTTGTATAATTACACCATGTGTACCAACTGAACAGTTTAATTGTATTTTACCATCACCACCACCAGATCCACTTATAATAACAGCGGCATTATTTTGAGACACTAAAGAGTTGCCTACAACATCGGTATCTGTCCACATGGTTAATGTGTTAGCTGTACCCGTACCGGTTAACGATTGTGTATTGTCTATTTTATCCCAAAAACCACCAGCTCCTGTTACTCCGCTAAACAAAGCCCAGTCACCAATTTGCCAATCTGTATTACCGTCCAATGAAGTAGTACCGGGCACATCTACAACATAGAAATGTCCATTTACACCTACTCCATCGGTTAAAGTAGGATCATTAATTAGCGCGTTCCAAGCACCTTGAAAAGTAAGTCCAGCTGCGTAGTCTTGCCATACCAAGGTACTATCATTTTGTGATATTAAAATTCTATTAGCTGTGCCTGCTAAGAATCCACCAGCTCTTATTGGACCTAGTAAACTAGTTGTTCCGTTAAGTATTATATTGTCAGTGCTATTTAACCCTATCGTCGAGTTACCAAGTACGCTTAAGTTACCGTTCACGCTGCTGTCTGCCGTGATTAATTGACTTCCAGCTATCGTCATTAATGTTCCGCCTGGAAAAGCATTTTGAGACATTATAGAGCCTGTTATCTTAAGACCGTTTTTATTAAATATAGCAACTTGATGATCAAAAGCAGCTGGATCAATAAAATTACCTCCTTGAGCAAAGTCAGCAATTTGCTGCATTGAAAAGTTTCTAGTAACATTAGACGTGGCTCCGTTGACTATCTTCGTCGATGTACCGATTACTATATCTGTAGCTAATACTGGATTAGAACTATCAGGATAACTGTATATTATTGACATATATGCTTGTGTTTTTTATTTTAACAGGTTGATGTATTTAATAATTGTCCGCTAGCTGCAACGTTGTATAAAATACTACCATCAGTAAACTGACCGGAGCTTCCGCTAACACCTATCGTTATGTTAGTACCGTTGTTTGCGGTAAATATAAATTCTCCACCCACAGGCCCATTAGGACTAGATGGAGCTCCTCCGCTTGATGTTCCATAGAAGCGAGTTACTATATTAGATTGATTATCACACGGAACTGGTGGATCGCCAGGAGGCTGTTGGTATTGATTTATCGTCATGCTCACAGGTTGTAAAGGATAAATCACAGTGACCGCGTTTTCACTTGTTGTCGTTTGTCTTACATTAGATCCTGCAGCTGCTACGGCGGTAAGTGTTGCTTGAGCCGGATTAAATGTAGCTGGCGTAATAGTTAAAACTGAAGGAGCAATTGCTACCAAAGTAGCAGACCAAGTTACTGTAGCACCTACAGGGATGTTGGTTTGCGTTGGATTTTCTTCGTTAGTGAAACTAAATGAAGTACCATTAACATTACACGTGGCAGTTAAAGTTGCATTAGTACCTAAAATTAAACCAGTTACATTAGTAGTCTTAATACCATACTGCGAAGTTGTTGTGGCTGCTTGAACTTCAGCCACTACATTAACTGTAAATGCAGATCCAATTGTTTGTGTTGGCGTAACTACTGTGGCTGTCGGAGTTCCTACAAAAGAATAAGCTATATCATTTAATGTAGGAGTAGCACTATTTAAAGTTATTGACGTGCCTGCGGTTGCCGCTATTGTTTGACTAGGAACATTTCCAGAAACAGCATTTGCACCTGCTGTGTTAAGGACAGTTATTTTGCTATTATTAAACCCGGCAGGTGTTCCAGTTATAGTGAAATTAGTAGTAATTGTTGAAGTTGAGCTTATAGCTTCATACGTTGCGTCAACAGATCCAGTAACAGTTTGATCAACTGTTGCAGTTCCTGCTTCGGTTACTGTCGGTGGAGATGCGTTAGTGAAAGGAGAATTCCATTGATATAGATTCTGATCAATTATTTTTGCTATTAAAGTAAAACTATAATTTAAAGAACCTATATCAGCCTGCGTATCGCCTGGCAAACTTCCACCACCATCTCTAGTCCAATTCCATATAGTACCTTCACCTCCAGCTGTATTACTTCCTAAACTACCATTAGCCGCTAACGTGACTGTTACGGTGTTAGCAACTCTTTGAGCTATAGTTGCTGTCATTGTATTTGTGACTGATGTTACACCAGCAATAAAATTTCTTGTTGGTTGATTGACGGATACCGCCGTAGAGAAGTAGTAACTTGCGTTAACAGTCGCCCCACTATTAAAAGTATACGGAGTTCCTATAAGGCCAGGTCCTTTAGTATCGCCATTTTGGGCACCGGTTACGGTAAATCCTGATGGACCTAATAAGGCAGCTGGGCCAACACCCGTGACGTCTAAAGCTAGTGTAACTGTTTCTGTTACTGGTGGGGTTGCTGGATTAGCAATGGTTAAATATAAGAAATTAGGATCTTTAGTGCCTAAGTTAGTATACTCAAGCTCTGTCAATGTTACTATTTGATTAGCGATAGGTACTGTGCCTGAGAAACCACTTGCGCTTTTATCGAAAGTATGCGTTATAGCATCGCCATTAGTTCCTCCGCCTGAATTAGCGTCTATATATGTCTTAACAGCTGTCAACGCTGTTACCGGTATAGATTCGAATGTTGTGGTTTTAACATCTCCAGCAGTGTTACCACCTAGATGGTTAAACGCTATATAGTCTAATGGATCTGCAACCGTAGCCGCTTCACTTACTTCGATGTAATTATTATTACCTACTAAATCAACTGCTAGTGTTGGGTTCACTGTAGACACTCCAGTGCCTTGAAGTTTTAGACCTACGCCTGCGGATACAGACACTACAGATCCAACGTTTGTGTTGTTAGCTGTTATAGTTACTGCACCAGTTCCACCGGTGGGTGATATAGATATACCTACTCCTTCTACTATACTGGTTACACCGGTATTTATAAGTTGCACTGTACCTACACCTGTAGTAGGGGTTACACTAACACCTACGCCTGTTGTTATTTTTTCTACCACGTTCTGTGGACCTTGTATCTGTACATCTACTACTCCACCTTGGCTGCTAGCAAAAACTCCATCACCTGAAAAATTTATAGAAGTAACTGAATTAGTAAGTTCAGCTCCATCGCTTGATATAGATACCCCGCTATTAGTTGTAGGTATAGCCCATTGGCCGTCGCCTCTGTAGAATGTAGTAGCTGATGGCGTGCCTCCGTTTTGAGCCAAGCCAATTGTTATCGTACCTGGAGCAGGACCAGTTATTGGACCACCTGTTGCCGTAAGAAAAGCATCTGTTGCTAGTTGAACAGAGGTAACTGTACCAGCTGAAGCTATTTGACCAACTAAAGCAGCTACTTGCCCCATGGTATAACTAACCGTGGTGTTTTCGTTGCTAACATCAGTACCTATCAGTAGGTCTTCAGCTGTTGGCGTTGAGCCCGGGTATGAATAAATTATTGACATATAATGTTTTTGTTAAATTGTAACTGGAATTGTACCTATATACATGTTAGTAACAGGTAGTATTCCGATATATATATTAGTTATTGGTTTTATACCTATTTTTACCGCCATAGTGTTGCTTGTTAGTTGTTATACTCTATATACTTACAGGTTTTACATGTGTTTTACTATTCTTACATAACCTAATACCGGTAATTTTACAAAACAGTGACACTTGCCCCTTACTAGTAACCTTAACAGGCTAATGTCACTAAAATATGCTATTATAGGGAAGTAAAGTCTTATACCCTATCTGCTTGACTGTCAGCCACTTACCAAAACGGTTTTCATTTAGCCCACGGCCCCACATTTTTCAGCATTTTGCCGAAACATTCCGGCTTTTACTAGCATATACCCCTAGTATTTCAGGCTTTACTATGCATAAACTATATTTATAGTTGCATATATACTATAACATATCATTATACTATTACTATAGGCTATATCTATACTATATTACTATTATATAACTATTATTTATAGCTAAAGCATATGACAGTGTGTCATGACATTGTGTCACTGCATTATACATTAACATACTATTATATAAATAAATATATACACACCTTTATACAAACTAAATACGATATCATATGGATAATATATATGTAAGCAAGCAACGAAGCTCTTACGCCTAATATCACTACAATGACTGTACAAAACTTAGCTAAGCTAGAATTAGCGAAAATGAATGAAAGTTATTATGGTAGCGAAAAGCAGATAGCTAAAGAAATAGTTATAATGAAAGCTAGTAAGATAGAAATGCTTTACAATGAAACCATAGAAGAATGGCTTTACAAAGTAAGTACGAGTATAGCTGGATAATACTAGTGAGAGTTTTATAGAATTGATTGCCTCTAAAATATTAATCAATGAAAAATGAGTGAATGGATTAGTGTAAACCACGATAGCTAGTAAGTTTGAGAAACTTGCATATAAAAAATAGTTCCGTCGATGTGTCCAGAAAGTTCGATTCTTTCTCACTCAACTAAAATTATAAATATGAATGCAATAGAATTTGTAGGCGAAATGGATCGTCTAGCAGAAGTACACTTCGGCGAATTTGGTTATGCTACATGTAGCAGTGATGAACAAAAAGTAGTTATTAAACTGTTATTACACAACTTAAAAAAGTAAATATGAATAAAGTAAACAAGTTAATACAAACCTATTCAAACCCAAATATGAATAGAGAAAAGCTAAGTTATAAAATAAAAGACTATTATAACTTAAATGAAAGCGAAAGATTACATTTTTTATACTGGATATAATGATTAAAGAATTTGAATGGAACAAAGATACTTTAGAGTATTTTAGAAAGCATAACAAAATAGATTATGATAAGCAAAGTGAAATGAGAATGTTTGTAGAAAACAATTGTGTTTTAGAAGACGGTGAAAGCTATGAAGATTTAATAAAAGATTTAGAACTACAAAGTAAATACGAATAAAAAAGGATAATACTAATATGAATAATATATACGACAAGAAGTTTGAAATCTACTTAGTAAAAAAAGGTTTTAACTTAGATACTATTAGCTTACAAGAATGCTTAACACAAATCAAAATATGGAAAAGGAATATCGCAAGCGTATAGGTTATTTATCTACAAGAAGTAGATTTTGCTTAACCAGTAGAAAACAATTATTACAGTTACAAAAAGAATTAAAAACATTATTATGCAAATAGAAATAGACACTGTAGACTTACAGAACACACTCGAGCAATTATATGATCGCAAAGTAAAATTAGTTGCGTATGCGAGCGCTGATGGATTAGATACATTAGTACTTGAAGGAAATGAGGAAGATCTTTTTAATTTCTACTTAGAATCTTTCAATCCATTTAATGAATGGACTAATACAGATGTTGTAAGATCAGAGTTTTTTGCTCACATACTTACAAAGTAAATACGATAATAAACGGATAATATAATAAACAAACAATATGAATCAAATGCAAACACCAAACGAGTACTTACATCAAATGCAAGAAGCATTAAGCGATTATGAGGTTAACGAAGATAATCATTACGACTATTTACATGAAGTCATAGACACTATGGTGATATATACATCGACTTGTAAACAAATTATAAACGATTTAGATTACGATATATTTCAAGAACACGAATTTGGTCAAGCTAAAAGTTACGAACAAGCAGCATTTTGCGCACTATACGATTTATACACAGCATAATATGACAGACAAACAAATAGAAATACTAGACAGAACAGACAAGATCAAGCTACTAAACATAGATGGCAAAGTAAATTACATTTATAATGGCTTTAGAGAGCATTTTCCTAAAGAAACACTAGATGAAGCAAGAGAATATTTTAAATCAAATCTAACCAAGTAATATGAAAAACGAAGACATAATAGCGCAATACAATATGCTACTAGATGCAGAGCTAGAAATTTACTTACAACAACAACAATACGAAAACTTATATGAGTAGAAAATTTAAACTAAGACACAGTAACTTTTTTAACAAACCAAAAACCAGAACAATATGAATATGACAGAACTTAAACAATACATGATAGATAACAAGCGAATCAAAGTAGCTCAATGGAATAAAGATCGTCAAGGCAATCACTGTCAAGGCTTTACACAAAAAGAGTTTGAACAGTCTATGGAAGTTGATAGAATTAAATCTAGAACGCGTAGAACCCACTCTAAAGGCAATCACTGGAATTTTAATGATACTAAAAACAGAGAGCTTTTTACAAAGTAAATACGAGTACAAGTGGATAATATAATAAACAATATATGAGAATCAAAAGAAATTTAATGAATCAAATGATAGCTGAAGACGTAATGTCAGGCGTGTGGCCAGCTTATCACAACAGTAAAAACGGTAATAAGTGTTGGAGCTTATACAGAGGCTCTAAAGGGCTTTATTCAGAAGCCAATACTAATAGTCCTAAGAACACTTTAGTCTTACACAACGGCTCTCAAAGCTCTTACGTTTCACTATCGTGTGACAGCTTAGAGATGGCTGAGTATATAACTAATCACGAAATGAACTTCACTAAAACTTTAAAGCGTGACAAAGCAAGGTCAGAGTATCTAGCTAGCGAAGAAGGTAAATGGGGTAGACAAGACAGCTTTTAACGTCAGCGCAAGGTAGTTTATAAAAGGTAAAACGTTATAGCTTATGATGCACGATATGTGAATTACGTAATAGCATAGAGAGGCTAGGTTATAATCTAGCGGGTTCAAATCCCGCTCTTGCGCCTAAAGCGAGATTGGCAGAATGGTTATGCATTGCCCTTCCAAGGCAACCAAGCAGGTTCGATTCCTGTATCTCGCTCAACTTACAAACTAAATACGAACACAATAGGATAATATAATAAAACAAAACAATATGACAACATTAGAAAAATTTCAAGAAGTAGCAAACATCGAATTTATTCAAACGCCTTCGCTTGCAGATATAGAGATCGGCGAATTAAATACAGCTGACGGCTACGAATTATTTTATGTAACGCAAGACATTCAAAATTTAAACTACGAAAACGAATTGTTCTACTACAAGCCAGATTTTGATACTATCATGAGCGAAATATTAAATGCTAGAATATCATCAAATGTAGTCACAGTTTTTGTATACGATGTTGATGACCACTTTGACGAGTTCTACATGCTTGACTATATTGAAAGTGAAATAGATGAAGAAGAATTTGAAAAGTTCACAGAAAATGCATAAGGCTTGGCGATTATACTTGCTCGATAACAAGAGCTTGACAGAGATAAGCAAAATGCTTAACATCACTAAAAACAAACTTATTAACGAATACGGATTAAAATGAACAAATTAAAGAAAGTAAACAAAACAAGAATCAAACTTAATGGTAAATCTTACAAAGGCTATTTAGTCGGCGATCTACCTCCTACATTTGCTTATATTACAGCAGAAGACATAAACGAGTTTGGCGAAGTAGAAAACACTCCAGGTATTAAATCTTGGTTTAATCACAAGGGTTTAACATACATAGGACAATGAGAAAGTTAATATTCCAACTGTACAACGATAATATAATAACAATTGAAGTAGCAAATCTACTCATAGACCAACACGAAAAATGAAACAATTCGCGCAAGAGAGTTATGATAAATTAAAATCTGTGAAAAGACATAGAATTAATTTCTTTTTAGAAGAAAACATAAAAGAAATCTTTGGCAAATGTACTAAAGAATTAAAACTACTTGTCTTACAAGACATGATAAGCGACACAAAAAAAACATAATATGACACAAAAAGAAAGAAAAGACAGAATATACAACAAAGCGTTTGCAATGATAGCAACGTTAAAGATAGAGATTAAATCTTTAGATGAGACAATCCCTTACTTTGCTTATACTCAAGATATGATTGATGGGCAAATAAACTTTAAAGAGCGTGAATTAGAACTATGGAATCATATAGCTTTTTTAAACGAACAAGACGAAGTCTGTCAGATTTACTAATTTAAATTGGTCTATGGTGTAACTGGCAACACGTCTGGTTTTGGTCCAGAAGAGTCTAGGTTCGAGCCCTAGTAGACCAACTAACATTAAACTATATACTATGGCAGGAAATAAATACAATCCACCTAAAAGGCCTTATAAGCCTTATACATACACGCTAAACTATATTAACGAACAAGGTTCTAATGAAGCTGTTCAAGGTACAGCTAAGCAGATAATGCTACATATTCTTAATCAACATACAAAGTAAATACGAACAATAAAGGATAATATATATGACAGACAAACAAATGGATGATCTAGCAGTGCGTGTAGCTACTAAAGTTATCAAAGCTATATTCAATATATCATCAGAAGTTCATCTAGTCTTCGATGGCAAAGAAAACCCAGATGACTTAATGATCAATGATACAGAAGATCTAGCAAGACAATCAATAGAGCTAGAACTTATAAGGTTGCAAAGCCTACTAGATAGATACATACAAGAAGAGGCTTTCGAAAAAGCACACATAATAAAAAGAAAAATACAAAAACTAAATGATGAATATGACGGATTTAATTAAACAAGGTAAATTTGCAATGCTTGCATTCGCACAACAAAAAAAAGCAATTGATTGGCAACAACAGTTGTTCTTACAACCTAAACTCGATGGCGTACGTTGCTTGTTCACAAAGCAAGGTGCATACAGTCGCAGCGGTAAAAAGTTCAAAAACGTACAGCATCTACGTCGTGAGCTTAAACCTTTCTTCGCGGCTAATCCTAATCTAGTACTAGATGGCGAATTATACAACCACGATTACAAAGACAACTTCAACAAGATTATATCTATTGTTCGTCAAGGTAAACCAACGGCTAACCAAACTCTAATACAGTTTCACTGCTATGACATTGTGTCACCTTACTACGCATCCGCCCCTTACTCTGTTCGCGCAGAAGGCATTGCTCACTACTTTAAAACATATAATCTAACCTATTGTCACACTGTACCATCAGTTCCAGTTACAAACAAAGGCTTAGCTGTTATCAATAACAATATCAACCTTAAAGCAGGCTACGAAGGCTCTATACTACGTACAAACTTACCTTATGAAAACAAACGATCAAACAACTTACTCAAATTCAAAGCTTTCCAAGACACAGAAGCAACAATCACTGGCTTTGTCGAAGGCAAAGGTAAGCGAAGCGGTACTATTGGCAAATTCATGGCTATTGATAGCAATGGTATTACTTTTGGCATGCCTGTCATGGAAAATTATGACATCATGCGTACTATGTTTGCCAACGCTAATGATTATGTCGGCAAAGTAGCAACGTTCACTTTCTTCCAAAAAACTCCAGCAGGTTCTTATCGTCACCCGCTATTCAAAGCTATACGTAACTATGAATAAACCGTTAGTAGATAGCACATGGAACTGTTTGTGCGGAGCTTTAAACGCAGGATATAAAGAAACCTGTGGTAAATGTAATAAAACAAAAACAAATGAGCGTAAGACTATTTAAACACATTACTGAAACAAACCTATTTAATATTAACCTTAAACGTAAAAGAAAAGATGACAATAAAGTTCGGAAACAACAAAATCCTGTGCACTCGAAGAAGAGATCATAAAGCTTATCTTTGGAATGAGATATATACTCTTAGACAAGATATAATAGATGACGTGATGCTTGCCGCGAGAAACGACAAATCACTTGATGAACCAGAATTAAAAAGAAAAGCTATGTTAATCAGAAAATATAGCCGTAGACTAAAAACCATTTCAATTTGAAATGTGACACTAGGCTACTAATCAAAGAAGAGTAACAGGCTAATGTCACACCGAAACATAGAACATTTAAACAATAATCGTATTATATACAGAAGACTACCTGTGTTAGATAAACCTAGTCATTCATTTGACTGGGGTTATTACTTTGAAGATGGTACGCATGAGTTTTATGATTTATTTAGAAGTAAAGCATTGATAAACACATACAAATCTTTAAGATGGCACTTAAGAGTTATATGGCATTTAAATCCTGAGTTGACGCTTGATAAGTTTATTAACTTATGTAAGTTCATAGCAGATAAAAACAACGGATTTACTACATTCACAATAAAGCCAGACAAATTACTGCATGTAATAAACGATATTAACAAATCAGATTTAGAAGAACCTCCTAATAATAAAGAAAGAAAAATAATATTTAAAGATTATTGCGGTCTTGATACTGAAGCGAAGCTAAAAGTAGTTGGCTCATTAAGCGGTAGAAGAAGTACAACTAGTGAGACCGATATATACGAGGCTATGTTAATCATCAATCACAATAATAAGCGGATAACTATGCCTAGTTTGGCGAGCATGTTGAAATGCTCAGTAAGAACAATACACAGAAAAATGAATGATAAATTAAAACAAGAAAAAACAATTTTAAATGAAAAAGTATAACGTACAAAACTATATAAGGTACAAAGAGGATGTTAAAATATCTCAGCCTAATTTAAAAGATCTTACTGGTTATACTAGAGACGAACTTATAGTTAAATTTCTACCTTTAGTAGAAAACATAGCACGTAAGTTTTCAACCACTCAGCAAGCATCTGGCGTGATGACTATAACAGATCTAATTCAAGAAGGCAGTGCTGGTTTAATAAAATCAGTAGACAAGCTAGACTATGATATGCTAGGCGAGTCAGAAGACAAAGAAAAAACTCTTAAATCTTTCTTTTCAAAGAGAATTAAAGGATCTATTAGAAGAGCTGTAGATACTAACAGAGGCGATATAAGAATACCAGAGCATAAGATGAATGAGATTCGCAAGAATCCTAATGATGAAGCTATGGTAAGCATGTTCTTTAATAGTATATTCTTAAGTATAGACTCTAAGCCTTATGATGACGATGAAGATTTAACGTATCAAGTTCCTGATAATTCAGAGCCATACAATATAGCTCTAATGAATTCGTATTTAAAAGGTTTAATGCAAAAGCATTTAAATAAAAACGAATATGAAGTACTTAGATTATCTTATGGATTAGACTGTGATAAGCATTCGGCAAAAGAAATTGCGTTCCTTTTAAACATCAAAGGAGCAAGCGATTACGTAAGAATATCAGAGCTAAAGAAGCAAGCTG